TCATTGGAGTATGCCTTTCGTAAACATCTCGAATTTTTCCATGTTTGCAGCTTCAATCTTCTTAGATATATGGGCGTAAACATCCGACGTGATTTGAATGCTACCATGCCCAAGCTGTTCTTGAACGAACTTCATATCAGCACCGGCTTCGAGTAGAAGAACTGCATTCGTGTGACGCAAGGAGTGGATTGGAAGCGAAGGTAGATCCGCTTTTTTAAGAATACGAGAGAAGGCATTGAATAGTGATGACTTAGGCATATAATTTCCATCCTCGCGACATAGGACGAGATCAAGATCGTTCCGATAAACCTCTTTCATAATATCTTTATTTTGATCCAGCCAATCAAAATGGTAGCGCAGATCAGCCGCTAGTGTACTGGTAATTCGAATGGTACGCTCGGATCTGAGTGTCTTGGTGTCACCAAATAATTCACTGTCATCCTTTGCAGTAAAGTCCAAAGATTTATTGATTCGGACTGTGCATTGGTTGAGATCGACATCAGTTCTTTGGAGCGCGGCTGCTTCACCTTTACGCATACCGGTCTCAATGAGTAACTTGAAAATCATCCAGTAGATATACCCGTATTGACGGGCCGTTTGGAGGAAGCGTTGTATATCACTCGATTCGATAAACTGGACTGTGCTTTTCTTCTTCGGTCCCTTGATCTCAGATCCGTTACAGGGGTTACGCTCCAGCTTGCATAGTGTGACTGCTTTCTCCAAGGCGTTGTGTAGTGTGGAATGGACAAGCTCAACAGTCCGACGGCTATACCCTTTATCCCCGATGCTGTTAAGGAACTCTTGATACATGATCGGTTTGATATCTTTTAGCATAATATTTTTAAAATATGGCTTGATGTGTGTTTTAATGTTGTTTTTATGCAATTCAATCGTATTCTTTCGAACTGTACCTGTTTTGTATTCATCAATCCATTTTGTCAGAAAATCAGAGAGACTGATATCTATCTTTTCATAGCCCTCTGCCAACTTCTTCTCTAGGTCTGTAGCCGCTGTTTGTGCTTCTCTCTTTGTTGAAAATCCGCGCTGTGACTTCTCCGTGAATTTTTGTGTGAAAGGATCTTTACATCGAATTCGGAACTCCCAGCCGGTTTCATGTTTCTTAAAACTCGCCATTTTCTTCCTCCTATCAGAACGTATGTTCTGTTTATGTATATAATAAACCGCCTTGCGGCGGGAAAGCGCAAGTTTACAGATTAAAGTATGATTGTTCATCTTTCCAGAAGGACTGTTTTTGTGGGCGTTTCAAATGAGCAACCTCTGCAGGCACACCACATACGTTTGCTGCCTCATAGATGGTCATTCCATTAAATAGAAGTTCGTCTGGTACCAAAAGTTCAACGGCAAACTCATTAGCTTCTCTTTCAATTCTATCTATTGATTGCAAAGTGTGACGCCGAAACGGCGTGTTTACTTCCCGATGTCGGAGAGCATGTCCAAGCTCATGGGCACAGGTGAACAGTTGATCTGAATCTTCCAGTTCGGTGTTTATATGAATTATTGGAATACGTTTGTAAGTGTTGAAGTATCCCATCGTATACCCGAGCGGCTCAAATAAGACAACTATGTTTCTCTGCTCTGCAATCATGAAAGGATTGTTGGTTCTGTGTCTCCGAATCAGTTGCCCAACTAATCTTTTAATCCCCATTCAGTTTACCCCTTATTTATTTTTGTTTGGATTAAATTTTTGCTTAGCCATTCCTTTTGCAAGACGCAATGAGTTTTCTAACGAAATTTTCATAAGTTCTTTTGTTTCATCATCCATTGGCTCACCGTGGAATGCGAGGGCTTCTCTGGATTCAAGCTCACCGATCATACGTTCTAAGTCAGTAGCGATGTCGCGTTCTTCTTTGGGTGACAGAGATTTTTTAGGTTTGAAGTTGCGTTGCAACTCTTTCTCGAGGTCTTCAAAGAATGACTCGTCTGTGTAACCATCGGAATAATCGTCACTAGTCAACATTAATATTCCTTGTGGATGAGGTAGACCCAACAAGAAATCAACGGTTACACCATGGAATCTTGCAATCTCACCGAGCTTAATGTGATCTGGATTAGATATGCTATTCTCCCAAGCATTATATCTAGCTCGTTTCACATTAAGTGCTTCGGCTATTTGGTCTTGAGTAATTCTCTTGTAATTTCGTAGTGCAGTTAACCTTTGTCCAAGATTCATTGTGATTACGACCTTTCGAGAAGTTTAGATAAAATTCTTAACAATAACTACTTGACGATAAGATTATTATCAAATATAATCAAAATACGGCAAGGGGGTGATCAAGCAAATGGTAAATAAACGACATAAGTTAATTGAATGCCGTGAATCCAAAGGGTCGAGAGATCTTGTTTCTTCTGAACTTGAAATTTCAAAAGTCTATCTTCGAATGATTGAAACAGGGGCTCTAAAACCGGGTCGTGATCTCATGTTTAGATTTTCAAAATATTTTGAACAACCGCTTGAAGTTATTTTCCCAGATATGTTTGGAGACGATTGGTCTGTTTAGTTATGCTTTTTATGATAAAATTTTTATCTTCTTTGAGTATAAACGATAAAAATATTATCGTCAATATTATTGACATAATTTTTCTTTTTATACCCAATGATAAGATTTTTATCAAATAATGAAATGAACTGAAAGTGAGGTAAAAAGATGAATGTAATTGTAGAAGATGCCGTACTGACCACTGTCACCCTCGCAATCGTGAAAGAGATGTCGATTCGTGAAAACAATGATCTTAACGAGCTGCTGTCATGATCACGGTCAACATAAACGAAGTCGAAACAAAAGAGTTGATCAGGCAACAAGTCGCGGACCTAGTCAAGGATATCGATGCTGAGATGGTCTACTGGGATACGAATGAGTTGAAGCGTCGTACGTGTATGAGCTGGAATACGATACAGGATCTGTTTTTCTTCGATTCTCGTTTTCCGAAGCATAAGATCGGTGGGAAGTGGTATTTTCCGGCAAAGGCTACCCGAGAGTTTTTACTGGTATGGTTGTCGGAGCAGTAAGTGTGAAATGGCAGTTGTACACCTTGAGAGGAGGTGAAAACCGTGAACAAGCATGATGAACAGCGCAGACGCGATTTGGTTAAAACGTTGGCTAAAGCGAAGGAGCAAGCCGAGATAGCCTATCTATACCTGGTTACTAACGAAGGCGATCCAGAAGAAACCATGAACGCTAAGCAGGTTCTGGGTAATATCGATTCAGCTCTTGAACAACTTGGAGCAGCGGAGCAGTCATGACAACAGTAACGCAGCGCATTAAAGAGCTGGAGCATATCAGGGATTGGGTACATAGCCATCCTGAGAAAGTGGATCCGGATGTAAGGCCTGCAGCCGTAGACTGGCTGAATGGTGAGATTGCAGGGATACAAAGAAAAACGACCAATCGGGGTAGGAGCCGATTAGCCGTTCGATTCAAAAACATTAGTTGGGCTCATTGTATCATACGAGCTCGAAAGGCGGCAAGACAATGCTTAAAGGCACTTTTCCAATTGAGTTAGATGGACAGCAAGCGCAGATGATCGTGAATGCTCTCCGTGATAAAGCTAATCACTGTTCATGCACTGAAGCCGCCATGTATCACATTTTAGCGCAGCAGGTTCTCGAAGGGAAGCAAGCTTTTCATAACCGTACTTATACTCTCATGGCACAACGTTATGATCTACTATTACCCAGCAATTCTATTTCATCTCATACCTAATCAGGAGGAATCATCCATGTCTGTTCAAATTCATATTAACGGCGAAACAGCCGCAGAAGCGGTTAAAGAGCTGTCTATCCTTGCTTCCCATTTCACAGGTAACAGTGCGGCCCCAATTGCTGCAGCTGTTGAAACTGCCAAGCCTGAAAAGGCTGCTCGTCAAACAAAGCCAGCCAAGCAAGCGGAAGTCGAGGCGCCAGCTACACAAGAAGCGGCCGAAAATGAGAAAGAGCTTGATGAAGCTATTTCCGATATGCCCGAAGGAGAAGGCGCTACGATCCCAACGGTCGAAGATCTGCGGGCTAACGCTGCTGAGGTGTCCAAAGCCGGTAAGCAAGCAGGAGTCAAGGCTCTGCTTAGTGCTATCGGGGCAAGTAGTATCAGTACGATTCCCGAGGATAAGCGGGCTGACTTCCTCGCCGCGCTAGAGGCGTTGTAATGCCACGCGATCTAGAGGCAGATCTAGCAATCTGCGAGGCGGCTACTCCTGGTCCGTATGAGATTACTACTTGTGATTGTGGAAGCCCTGTCTGTAGTCAAGTTTTTATAAGCATTACTAATACTGAAGGTCGCTTATTCCCAGAAGACGCCGCATTCTATGTTGCAGCTCGGAATGGATGGCCGGAAACGATTAGAGAGCTTCAGGCTGCTGAGGCTAAAATTGATCGACTACAAAATGAACTTCAGCTGTATCAAGAACAATTACAACAATCTAGGGGGTGTGGGGATTGACCGTTGCACATGCAAGCAGGGCTCACGCTAAGCTTTCCGCTTCTGGATCTAAGAGGTGGCTTAGCTGCCCAGGTAGTGTAGGGCTAGAAGCTATGTTTACCCGCGAAGATAATAGTGACTTTGCGGCTGAGGGTACGGCAGCTCACGAGCTATCCGAGATTCATCTAGCTTTTCTGTTCAATCATATCACCAAAGCACAGCACAAGAAGAAGCTTGATGCTGCTAAGAAAGGTCAGTTTTACTCGCAGGAGATGGAGGACCATGTTCAGACTTATATGGATGTGGTTATCGAGCGGATCAATGAGGCACGGGCTAAAACGCCGGATGCGAAGATATTATTTGAGGAACGGTTGGACTTCTCACCGTGGGTGCCTGAAGGCTTCGGTACGGGTGATGTTGTTATTATCGCTGACGGCACACTTGAGGTTATTGATCTTAAGTATGGCAAAGGTGTGCCTGTTTCCGCTGAGGATAACAGCCAGCTCCGCCTATATGGACTCGGCGCTATAAATGGTTTCAGCTTCCTATACGATGTGCAGATTGTCCGTATGACGATCGTCCAGCCACGGCTCGACAGTGTATCAACGGAAGAGATGACAGCTGAAGCGTTGCTTAAATGGGCTGATGAGGTAGTTAAGCCCGGTGCGGATCTGGCTGTTACCGGTAAAGGTCCGACTGCTGCAGGTGATCATTGCAAATTCTGTAAGGCTAGGTCGGAGTGTAGGACGAGAGCTTTTGCGAACCTTGAATTATTAGAACATGAGTTCAAAGAGCCACCACTGCTCTCCCTTGAAGAGCTTGCTGATATTCGAGGTAAAATCGATAAGCTTGTCAGCTGGGCTGGTGATGTTAAGGACCATATGCACGAGCAGGCTGAGAAGAACGGCGTTCGATATCCCGGATGGAAGTTAGTCGAGGGGAGAAGTAACCGCATCTACTCGGATAAAGAAGCTGTCAAATTCACACTTGAGCAAGCCATTAAGCAAAAGCACTTCGGGCAGCATTTTAAGCCTGAATCGATATTTAAACCGCAGGAGCTTGTTGGCATCGGGGAGATGGAAAAGGTAGTCGGTAAGAAGATGTTCGGGGAGATGCTGTCCGACTTGATCATTAAGCCGGCAGGCAAGCCAACTCTCGTCGAAGAATCGGACAAGCGGCCTGAGCTATCATCTCTTGCTTCTATTGAATCTGATTTTGCTGAAATGGGAGCTGATTAAATGAATCGGCTATATATCATTGTTCAAACGAATAAAAGCGAATTTAACGATCAACAAATGATTACCAGAAACAGTGAACGTGAAGTCATAGGGCACGCAGGATCGCTTGCAATGCGCGGGGGTCTCGAAGACGACATTGAAATTGACCGCATATTCTCTGTTAATGAATATGGCTCTGTTGATCACCATGAAATTGAATTTGAAAAAGGTAAGCTGATACTTAAAACGCTTCCTACGCAAACCTTAAAAACCAACTAAAAAGGAGCCAAACAAAATGGCAATTACAAATACAAATACAAAAGTTGTAACAGGCAAGGTACGTCTCTCTTATACTCATGTCTTCACACCGCAATCCATCGATGGCGGCGATGAGAAATACAGCACAGCAATCTTGATCCCGAAAACGGATAAGGAAACGCTTCGTAAAATCAAAGCGGCTGTTGATACGGCTAAGGAGCAAGGTAAAAGCAAATGGGGCGGTAAGGTTCCAGCTAATATTAAAACGCCTTTGCGTGATGGTGACGAAGAGCGTCCAGACGATGAGACGTATGCGGGTCATTACTTCTTGAATGCTTCCAGCAAAAACAAGCCAGGTATTGCGAAGCCGATCGGTAAAGATGCTGCAGGCAAGACCAAGTTCGCTGAGATCACGGACACAACCGAGGTGTACAGCGGCTGCTATGCAAAGGTAAGTCTTAACTTCTATCCGTTTGATATGAAAGGGAATCGCGGAGTCGCTGCTGGTCTTAACAACATCGTTAAAGTGCAGGATGGTGATTTCCTTGGTGGACGCAGTAGCGTGAATGATGACTTCTCGAATGAGGAATTTGAGGACGATGGTGATGACGAGAGCTATTTGGATTAATTATTTTAGGGGATTCGGCAACGGGTCCCTTTCTTTATCTCAAAATTCGGGAGGAAACATAGATGGATTACAAATTTGCTGTGGTTAAGATCACAGATATCGACAACCTACATGGCAAAGAAAAGAAGATGATGTATCAGATCCTTAATGCCATCAACGACAAACGGGAGACAGAAGGCAAAAGTATTAACTCCTACCTAGTGATTAATACTGACGAACCATACGCTCCTGAAGTTATCGAGATCCTCAAACGAAACGGTCATTGGGGTCCTAGTAATGCGGACGCTACAAAGCCTGTAACAATTAACGGCTTGGTCAAGGCGGCCCATCAAAACGCCATCGATAAAGGATGGTATGAAGAGCCGCGCAGCTTCGGTGAATGTATTGCACTAATGCACAGTGAGCTTTCGGAAGCGCTGGAAGATCACCGTAATGGTCACGGCTTTACGGAAGTGTACTTCGAAGGCGACAAGCCATGTGGCATCCCTACGGAGCTAGCGGATACGGTCATTCGGATATTCGATACTTGTGGTCATCTCGGTATCGATCTGGAAGCCGCAATAGCTCAGAAGATGACCTATAACGCTACAAGGCCACATCGACATGGCGGTAAGAAGCTATGAGTAAAACGCTCTCGAAAGCGGAAATTGTCAGTAAATTTGCCAAACAATTCGCTTCATCTGGAAACACCGGTAGGCCTGTGCTTGAGGGTATTCATTATGGTACTGATGGTACCGCCTTTGTTACAAATGCTCATTTTGGACTTCGTGTCTCTAACGTCCATAGCTTTCAGCAGTCAGTTACATTGCATGCAAAATCTGGGCAGCCAATCGAAGGCATATATCCAGATTTTAGCAAGGTTTTTCCTACAGACTTTCATGAGGAAATTGAAATCCTTCAGGCTGGCGTTCCAGATGCTTTGCTCGCGGCACAGTGCATTGCCTTGGTAGCGTCCAAACTCAGTAAGAAAGCCCCAATCGCGGGAATGGAGATTATAGATGGGGAAATTAACCTCACAATTGAAAACAAGCCAAATGGGATGGAAATGACTGCAAAGCTCGGTGAAGCTCCGGTCAGAAGTAGGTCGCTTCGCATGTTCAATGCTGAATACTTCCTAACTGCTCTGTCCGTATTCGATGCGGCAAATTCATCCGTAACAATTAAATTACGTGGTCCTTTGGATCCAATCGTGCTTTCAAATAACAACGGCATTGATATTTTGATTTTGCCATTTCGAGTGGCTGCATGACCGTTCTCCGGATAGATATTGAAACGTATTCATCTGTCGATCTTATCAAATGCGGTGTTTACAAATACGTCAATTCACCTGACTTCGAAATCTTGCTATTCGGATATGCCTTTGATGATGAACCGGTTCAAATCATTGATCTGCTAGATTTTGAGGATATTCCTCAGCTTGTCCTAACGGCTCTTACTGCCCCTGAGATCATCAAGCAGGCGTTTAACGCAGCGTTCGAGCGGACTTGTATAGCCAAGCACTTCGGCATACCGATGCCAGCTGAACAGTGGCGTTGTACAGCAGTTCATGCACTCTATCTTGGTCTTCCTAACTATCTAGAGGGCGTCGGCAATGTGCTGGACGTTGAAGTCAAGAAGGATACAGCTGGTAAAGCTCTTATCAAATATTTTTCCGTACCGTGTAAGCCGACCAAGGTCAACGGAGGCCGGTCCCGTAATTATCCGCATCATGCACAGGAGAAATGGGAGGCTTACAAGGCTTATTGTGGTCAAGACGTTGAATCAGAAAGAGAGATTAGCCGGGTGCTGGACAAGCATCCGGTTCCTGACTCCGAGTGGCAGCTGTGGGTACTAGATCAACAGATTAACGACCGTGGCGTTCAGCTCGATCCGCAGCTGGTAGAGAACGCAATCGCTTGCGATGAACAGTATAAGAAAAAGCTAATGGCTGAAGCTGTTGAACTGACCGGGCTATCTAACCCAAATAGTGGAGCTCAAATGAAAGCTTGGTTGCTAGAAGCTGAGGGCATCGAGGTCGAGAGCCTGACTAAGGATACCGTACCGCTTCTAATGAATGAAGTGGACAGCGATGCGGCTAAACGTGTGCTGGAGCTGAGACAAGAGCTCAGCAAGACGAGTGTTAAAAAGTACCAGGCCATGCAGCGGGCTATCTGTAGTGACGGACGAGTGCGGGGGCTGCTTCAGTTCTACGGCGCCGGGCGTACTGGGCGATGGGCAGGGAGACTCGTTCAGGTGCAGAACTTGCCACGGAATTACCTTTCTGATTTAGGGCTTGCGAGAGAGCTTCTGCTGGAAGGGAATTATGAATTGCTCGAGATGCTATTCGAAAGCGTGTCAGATGTTCTCTCCCAGTTGATTCGAACAGCTTTCGTAGCATCCGTTTCTAATAGGTTTCGAGTGGCTGACTTCTCGGCTATCGAGGCGCGTGTTATTGCATGGCTGGCTGATGAAGTATGGAGGCTAGACGTTTTCAATGGACACGGGAAGATATATGAAGCCTCGGCAGCACAAATGTTCAAGATTCCGATCGATGAGGTTTCCAAGGATGATCGGCAGCGAGGGAAGGTTGCAGAACTGGCACTCGGTTACGGTGGAGGCCCGAATGCGCTGATCGCAATGGGTGCGCTTGATAAAGGGATGCAAGAAGAGGAACTGCAGCCGCTTGTTGATGCGTGGAGAGCAGCAAGCCCGAATATCAAGAAGTTCTGGAAGGATGCAGAGCGCACGGCCATTCAAGCCGTAGAGGTGCCCGGCAAAGAGTGGAAGCTGCATCACGGTATCTCGTTCCAAATGACAGGCGGGACATTGTTCTGTAGGTTGCCCTCTGGTAGGAAGCTTGCTTACTATAAGCCGCGGCTGGAGCAAGGGACTTATGGCAAGCAGCTTAGCTACGAAGGCGTTAATGATAAGAAGCAATGGGCACGGTTACGGACTTACGGCGGAAAGCTGGTGGAGAATATTGTCCAAGCTGTCGCGCGGGATTGTCTGGCTGAGTCTATGATTCGTCTTGATGCAAATAATTACCGAATCGTTATGCATGTACATGATGAGGTCATTATCGACGAGCCAAGTGAGTTCGATTCCCTTGAAGAGATATGCGAGATTATGGGGCAGCCGATCGGATGGGCTCCAGGACTACTGCTTCGAGCTGACGGATTCGAGACTTATTTCTATAAAAAAGATTGATATTAACTTGCTACTCCAATTTCCTGTAAGACCTTATGCATGAATTCAATTAAGACGGCATCATCAACAAAATGATTATTTCCAAATTCCCTTTTGACGTATTCTTTTATGTGTCTTAGCAATGCGGACAGATCACCTGAATCAACATAGAGCTTTAAATCATTTAGTGAGAGTTTTTGTTTATTTGAGTATTCCACCACGCCAAGTTTAACATGAAACTGGATGTCAGCAAGACTCACTTGGGATTTATTAGAATTTTGTTCTCTATTAGATGGTCTAGTTTGATATCTCTTTAATACGGAAATTTCTGATTGAATTTCACCTAGCATAGAAATAATTAAATTATCTGGAGTGACGGTAGTTTCTTCAAGAGCTGCAACCTTAAATTGTCCGAAATTTTTTAGAAATGTCGAGTGTTCAGGGTCATTAATGGAGTTTTCATAGGTGGCGACTATCTTTCTTGCAAGATTCTCTTTAAATTCAACAATCTTACTGAATCGTAAATCTCTTGGATATATAAGATGTTCAATAACTTGGGTATCAAAGGAAAAGCCTGTCTCCACATCTTTAATAATGATTGTAGGTTTATCAAAAGCTAGCCTCATTCCAAGCTCAAACATTACATTGGCGTTTTTACAGCTTACATCACAAACCACCACGTCAGCATTGTAGATATTTTGAACAATACGTTTCTGTATAACACCTACATCTTCTGATTCACTTACGATTTTAGAAGTGCATTTGTACTTGGTAATGCTTGCGACTGCCTCAGTTATGATGTTACGCACATCTGTCCAGTGTTCAGCAGAACAGCCATCGATAGCAGCAATAGGCATAATGAATCCTATTTCAAGAGTTTGTTTTATATCCGTCATAAGAGCCTCCTATTTTCATGAACAATAGGAACATTGTACCAAAATAATAGATTAGTAGAAAGGAATGATTCCTTTGACTAAAGACAACGTTAACCATCCAGTTCATTACATGGCTGGCGGTATTGAGTGCATCGATGCCATTGAGGCAGCGACTACCGGATTGGTAGGAGGCCAAGCGTATAACACAGGTGCGGCGATTAAATACTTGTGGCGTTGGAGTCGGAAAAATGGCATCGAGGATTTGCAAAAGGCACGGTGGTATATCGATCGGTTGATTACCGATCTCGCAGGTGAAAGCAATGATAAATCCGTATGACTTCTATATCACTCCGGATGAGTACACCCGGGCAGCGAAGAACGGGGTTAGCGCTGTAAGGGTAGCCCAGCGGGTAAGGGCGTTGGGCTGGTCGAAGGAGAAGGCGATCACTACCCCTAGCCGAGTTAAGAAGGATCGGAGTCATTGGCGCAAGGTAGCGGAAGCCAATGGTATTGGGGGACCAACATTCTACGATCGACTACGGCGTGGCTGGACCGAAGAAAGGGCGGCTAAAGAGCCGCTCTGCTCACCAGAACGGCAGGTCGAGTTTGCCGCGCAAGCGAGAAAAACCGTACAGGTATATTCCGACGAGATTATCAACCTACGTAAGGCTAACGGAATCAACCGGCAGACATTCCACTACCGTACCCGCGTTATGAAGTGGTCACCGGAGCGAGCTGCTTCGGAGCCCGTCATGAGTCGGCAGCAGGTTGGACGGTTAGGTGCTCAGCGGTTACGGTCGCAACGAGTTGAATGACATGTATCTGGATGAATAGGGTGAGAACATGGGGATAAGGCCCAAAGTAGGCTCATGGGTAGAACTAAAAGCTTGGCAATGTAACATTGGCGAACAAGCGCCGCCGACTCCTTGGAAAGCGGAAGTTTTAGAAATAGAACCACCATTTTCTCATTTTCCTGCCTTATATGTCATCGCAAGGAAACATGATGGTAGAATTCTCAAAGCGTTTAGCAGTGAATTCAAAGGTTATGCATCTGAATGAATACAGTAATACGTGACAATCAAAAAAAGACACCTTTGAAAGGTGTCATGAGAATTTACTTTTAAGGGTACGGAGGGGTGGAGGTAGACAGCTATTTAATGATTCCTTCACGTTTTAGAACGCGCTGGATTTCATAGAAAGCCTGTTCAATGTTCTCTCCAGAAAATCCAATATATTGCAGACCATCAACATTAGAGAAATCATCAAGTCCATCTTGGCGTAATATCACAACCTTATTAAATCCCAGTTTACCTTGAAATAATCCTGCTTCATGAACAACGTTTTGCCGTGCTCTAATTTTACCTTCTGCTGTCTCGTCCTCAGCAGTAAGTATCAAAATAGCAAATGTAGCTCGTTCTAAAAAGTTTTGAAGAACAGGAATAATAGATTCCCCAACATGAGTTTCAGACTCAAAGGAAAATGAATTGATTCCATAATCATCGTGTAGGAAGGTCTTTACTCGTGCCCATAACTTGCTTCTACCATGCCCAATAAATACAGACTGAGGCTTGGGGATTGTAGATATTGAAACTTGATGAGGGGGTGTAGGGGTGGAAGCGATAGGGAATAGCTCTAACCTGCCTAGAATTGACTCTAAAGTAGAAATTTTTGAATGTAGGTAATCTAGGAAAATCCTATATTCGTCATGCCAGCTTTGAGAAATAAAAGATATAGATGATGAGGCATCGTATTCATCGGAGATTTCATTAGTAGTAAACAGACTTTTTAGCAACAAGGTATTATAATCGTTCCATTTCTTAAAAGACGCTTCAGCATGTTTCAATTCATTTTCAGAAAGAACTTCAAATCGAATGAGTATATATCCCTCATTTATTCGAGGTTTGATTTTGGAAGCGACCTCTTCCATAGGTGCTTTTAATTCGAGAATATTCTCATCAGAATTATTATTTCTTGCTGGTTTACTTGCCACGAGATAACCCCTATTCTCACATGTATTTTTCCAACTCGATCTATAACAAATTTCTACAGAGAGTATTTTTTTTTATCTCTCTGTAATTGCTAGATTCTATTATATTTTACAAGGTAAAGTTTTACAAATAGGAGGACGTGAGATTACATGCATGATGTCGAACTAGCTATCGCGTTCGGTCGGAACCGAAGCGACACGAATTGGAAAAATGAATACCTCAGCTGGGGCGAGTTTGTGCAGCGTATCAGCAGCGTTCGCCGTACGACCGAAACGATGGCCGAGTACGACATGCTGACTGTCCCAGCTAAAGGAAAGGTGAAGGATGGGGCTGCTTTCGTTGGTGGCCTTGTCCAAGGGGGGCGTAGGAAGAAAGAGAACGTTGATGCCCGCTGCCTGATTACGCTTGACGTGGACCATGCGGACGATGACTTCATGTTTAGCCTTGATCTTATTCTTGGCGGTAACGCGCATATTATTTACTCGACGCACAGCCATCGGCCGGACAAGCCGAAATATCGTATCGTCATTCCGACAAGCCGAGAGATGAGTCCGGATGAATATGCGGCGAGCTCACGGAAGCTGGCTGCTAACATCGGCATGCGGCATTTCGATAAGACGACATTCGACGTACATCGGCTGATGTACCTGCCAAGCTGTTCGAGTGATGCCAGTCCAGTATTTACCGAGATCGAGGGCGAACTGGTTGACATAGACGAGCTGCTGGAAGAGTACGAGGATTGGACGGACCCGACGCAATGGGATCGGCATCCGGATGAAGAAGCGCAGCGCCGAACAGCTTCTAAGATGGAAGATCCACGCGAGAAGAGCGGCGTAATCGGCGCCTTCTGCCGACACTACTCTATCAGCGGAGCAATAGAGACGTTCTTGTCAGAGGCTTATGAGCCGACAGCCGTAGAGGATCGATACACCTTTACTGGATCCGCCTCACACGGTGGCCTTGTCATCTACGATCAAGATACCTTTGCTTTCTCTCATCATGAGTCGGACCCGATCAGCGGGCGAGAGGTTAACGCGTTCGATCTTGTCAGGCTTCATAAGTTTAAGGACCTTGATGACAATACCAGTGACAAGACAAACGTGACTAAGCTGCCTTCGTTCCAAGCTATGATGGAGTTCGCTATGGGCGATGAATCGGTTATGCGTGAGGTTATAGCTGATGAGTTCGGTGATATGGATGATCTCGATGAAGGAGCGATCGACTGGATGGCGAAGCTTGAACGTAATAAGAAAAACCCGAAAATCATATTATCTAATGCACGTAATGTTGAACTTATACTAACTAATGGGGCTTTAAAGGACGTGCTTGCCTACGATGCTTTCAAGAATGCGGAGGTTGTGAAGAATGCCCTGCCTTGGCGCAAGCGTGAGCGGCCCAATTCCGATTATGAACCATGGCTTGGGGCCGATGATCGTAGACTGCAGCACTATATTAGTAAGAAGTACAATATCAAGTCAGCAGATACGGTTAAAAATGCACTAACGGAAGTCGTACACGGCAACACCTTCCATCCGGTAAAGAGCTATCTTGAAGAACAGCGATGGGATGGAGTGCCGCGACTGGAGCGAATGTTCATCGAATATCTTGGGGCCGAGGATACGGCCTATGTAAGAGCAGTGACGCGAAAGATGTTCGTTGCCGCTATCAAGCGAATCTATGAACCTGGTTGCAAATTCGACTATATGCTGGTCCTTGTGGGGCCGCAGGGCGTAGGTAAGAGCAGTTTGCTCGCGAAAATGGGGAAGCAGTGGTTCTCTGATTCACTGAAGACCTTTGATAGCAAAGAGGCGGGGGAACACCTACAAGGCGCATGGGTTATTGAGATCGGTGAGCTGGCGGCTATGAAGAAGGCTGAGGTCGATGAGATCAAGCAGTTCCTCTCTAAAGAAAGCGATCGATATCGGGTAGCTTACGACCGTATGGTCACGGACTTCCCGCGTAAATGCGTATTCTTCGGAACGACTAATAATAGTAACTTCCTCCAGGATGCAACGGGTAATCGTCGCTTCTGGCCTGTGACTGTTGATCCTGACAAACGAACCAAGAACCATTTTACGGAGCTTACGGATACTGTTGTTGGGCAACTATGGGCAGAAGCGCTTTGCTTGTATAAGGACAAGGAGTCGCTTGAGCTTGATAGTGCAATGTATGCGGAGGCACAAGCAATGCAAGAGCGGCACATGGACACAGATCCACGGGAAGGACTTATTCAGGAGTATCTCGATACCCTACTGCCGGAAAATTGGGATGAGTTAGATGAGTATGATCGACGGGAATATCTGCGGACACCCACGGGCAGTGTGCAACGAACAAAGGTTTGCCCTGCCGAGGTTTGGGTGGAGTGCCTTGAATCCCCACTCAAGCTGTTTAAATCATGGGAGTCCAAAGCGATATGCGACATCATTAGAAGGATGCCGGAATGGCGTGAGAGGATGCCAGAAAAAACAAGGTTTAAACTATACGGACGGCAAAAAACATTTGAAAGAAGTGTCACCTAAAGAAAAGGGGCTGAGTGACAGAGTGACAGTAAATGTCACCGTGTCACCGAGAATGTCACTGTAAAAAAAGTGTTGCAGTGACACCTTTAAGCCAAGTACAGCAAGGGTTTGGAAGCTGCTGTCACTACTGTCACTCTAATTATCTTATATATAGAGTAAATGTAATTAGCATAGTAAGCTGTGCGCCCGTATGTATGCTAAACGCGTATTTCGCCTAATACGCGTATATGTGCGGACATCGGTGACAAAGTGACAAGCTATTTCGGGAGGTAGGCTATGAGAGAGAGGGCAATTGAAAATAGATTCACGAATGAGGTTGTGAAGCGTGGAGGCAAAGCGCTTAAATTCACGTCCCCAGGACATAATGGTGTGCCGGACCGCATCGTGCTTTTACCGGATGGCCGGACGGTGTATGTCGAGCTTAAGGCTCCGGGCAAACCTCTGAAACCTTTACAGGCGAAATGGGCAAGGACGTTAACCGACATGGGTCATGTGTTTTACAAAATAGATTCTCACATTGATACCGATCGATTTATAACCGAGGTGTTTGGCTCATGAAATTCTCGCCGCATAAATATCAAGAGTATGCCGTTGATCGGATCATGGCTACCCCAGCGATAGGACTCCTTTTGGAGATGGGTCTTGGGAAAACAATTATCACATTAACAGCCATTGATCGGCTGTTGTATGACTCCTTCGAAGCAACAAAGGTTCTGATCATCGCACCGCTTCGAGTCGCTGAGGATACCTGGAGCCGTGAGTCAAGCAAGTGGGACCACACGAAGCATTTACGGATTAGCAAGATTCTAGGTAACACCAAGAAGCGTGAAGCTGCTTTGAAAGCCGATGCTGACATCTACGTGATCAATCGTGAAAATGTACAATGGTTGGTCGGCTTCCTTGGCAGCAAGTGGCCTTTTGATACCGTAGTGATAGACGAGTTATCCAGCTTTAAGAGCAGCAGCGCACAACGCTTCCGGGCACTTAAGCGAGTGCGGCCGTTGATGAAACGTGTAATCGGATTAACCGGTACGCCAGCGCCGAACGGCCTTCTTGATTTATGGGCGCAGATTTATCTACTGGATCGAGGTGAACGTTTAGGGACAACGATAAGTGGATACCGTGACCGTTACTTTTCAGCTGGTGCAAAGAGCGGCCATGTCGTATACGAGTGGAAGCAGAAGAAAGAAGCAGAGGACCGCATCCATGAACAGATCGCAGACATCTGTGTGAGCATGAAAGCTGAGGACTGGCTGGATATGCCGCAGCGTATTGACCGAGTTGTACCACTGGCGATGAGTGAAAAGGCTAGAGATCAATATGAGCAGCTTGAGAGGGATTTACTTCTACCAATGTCGGGAGCAGACATCGTAGCTAATACCGCTGCGGTGTTATCCAATAAGCTGCTTCAGATGGCAAACGGAGCGGTGTATGACGAGGATCGCGGCGTTCGAGAGATCCATGACGTTAAATTGAATGCACTAGAGGATTTGATTGAAGCCGCAAACGGGCATCCGGTGTTAGTGTTTTACGCCTATAAGCATGACTTGAGCCGGATCAAGAAGCGCTTCCCACAAGCCCGCACTTTGAACACAGCTGACGATATAGCAGAATGGAACAATGGCGGCATTCCAATACTTTTAGCTCATCCTGCTTCAGCCGGTCATGGGCTTAACCTTCAAGAAGGTGGCAACACCATTGTTTGGTTCGGACTCAACTGGAGCCTTGAGCTCTATCAGCAAGCAAACGCCAGATTGTACCGACAAGGACAAACCCGAAGTGTCATCATTCACCATTTGATAGCAGAAGGTACGATCGACGAGGATGTTATGGCGGCACTGGAGGGCAAAGCTGTTGGACAAGATGCTTTGATGGCAGCCGTTAAAGCGAGAATAGAACGAATAGGGGGTAACTAGACATGACCCCAGATCAGCAACGCCGAATGTTCCAGCGCTTAAAAGGGATGAGCAATGAAAGGTTTTGGAAGCAGATGAACGTATTCCTAACGAAGTCTTATGCGGCAGCAGAGAGGCAGTATGGCGAGGCTATGGACATAGTCCTAACCCCTAAGCAGAAAGAAGCGGTTATTGCAAAGGCTAAAGAGATCCGTGTCGATTGGGATAAGTTAGACACGATAGATATCGAGAACACAGCGGGGGAGGAATTAGCATGAATGAACAAGCAGTCATCGAACAGTTAGCAAAATTTTAAGCGAATTGTAGCGAGAATTAAGATACTCGAAAAGTACCCAATCGGAAACGGTATAACAGTCAGCCGGTTGAATCAGGATGACCACCTTCAAGAATTGCACCGCCAGCTCCGCGGACTACCGACGTACATGTATCTGAATAAGCGAGAACAACGGCTGGAGACAGCGGCTCACGCTTATCTGACAAAGTATCCAGCTGGTACGAAAGCACAACTGGGAGAGGTCATAACTACGTCTGGAGCAGATCCGGAAGATGAGAAACTTTTGCAAGAGCTGCGTGGAAAGATTGAGAAGGTTATCGAGGCCCGAACGGGTAATATCGGAGACTACGATTCTGTCATCGAACGGATCAGCGAGCTTCAGGATCTGGAGCAGCAAAAGGAGTACTTCGATAACGTACTGGAAGTGCTTGAAGATTATAAGCCCGGTTACGGTAAGCTTCTTCGACTGAGATACGTAGAGGATCTGCCAGCAGGTGAAGTGGCGACAGAACTAAAGGTTGTACGCAAGACTTTTGAGCGATGGAGACCTAAAGCTTTGTATGAATATGCAAAGATATCGGGAATGTCGTAAATCTGTCGTAACGGTGTCGTAATAATGTCCCACATAAGCCATAATATCCGTGTTATTATGTTAGTATCCAACAATATAACGATACGAATTAGAGCTAAAGCCGTCCATCTGGGCGGCTTTTTTCATACCCAAAACAGGAGGCTGTTAGAATGGGGAAAAGAATTACCGAGAAAGATCCGCCGAAGCAGCCTAGTAGATGCGTCCGCTGTTTATGGGGACGTTGGGCTGGTACGGTGCAAGTTTGCAGCATGCCAAAGTGCCAGAAAAAAGAATAGGCCGCAGGGATGCTTTCCCATGCGGCTAAATAAAATATTACCAGTTTATAGGTGCTTTGTAAATATGAAAGATCGGTTCACTGGTTTTTTCGATGGTACAGGCTTGCTTCTTCTTTGCGCTTGAGCACATCACTGCGAAAGAATAAGCGTTCCTTACCGGAATCCTTAACCGGAACTAGCTTACCATTCTTCACAAAGAGGTGAATGTTCTGCCGGCTGCAATCCATGATTTCCATTGCTTCATTTGTACCAATGAGTTCGCGGGAGATCCATTCCGCTAATTCTTCTTTGCTGTTGAATGTGTACATGTGAAATCACCACTTTACAATGAGTATAGTCAATGCGGCCAAGCTGATAATAAGGGATGCAATACTCAATATCATTGTTGCCTTTTGCATTCTTTTGCTATTCATACCGCCAGCTCCTTTGTGTTATAATCTGAGGTAAGAAAGACGACACCTGATTTCACTTGCCCTTCAACCAAAGCCCCTTTCGGGGCTAAGGTTTCGGGTGACCCTAGCGGATCAATGTGATGATGAGGATGCTGACTGAGTTTATCAAGGTGATGATGACCGTCACCATCTTGAACATTTCAACTCTTTCCTCTTGTCGTCTTTCTTCTCTCGTTTTTTCCAATGTGTTCACCTCCTTTCTCTATTTCTATTATAGCAAGATACTTTACGTTCGTCAAGTATGTATTTGTATTATTTGAATATATTATTAATTATGAGCGCCCATTTCGGGTGCTCTTCCTATTTCGGGGGTGGGTGTTATGAAGTGAAACCGATATCTCAAAAACAAAAGGCTTTTGTTGATCGCTATATAGAAATCGGCAATGCAACGCAGGCATACATTGATGCTGGATATAGTGTTACTAAACGCAGCGTAGCTGATGCTAATGGACGGAAGCTGTTACATAAACCAAATGTTAAGAAGTATCTGGACGAGCGGATCACTGTCAAGGATAGTGAGAAGATCGCTAAACAAGATGAGGTCCTTCAGTTCCTATCGAAGGTTATGCGAGGAGAAGTCCAGGAGAAGTTCCCTCTTGGCCTTGGTATGGGTGAACAGCAGCTCGTAAAGAAGGAGCTGGATGGGAAAGACCGTATCAAAGCCGCTGAGCTGTTAGGCAAGCGTTATGCACTCTGGACTGATAAGCAACTGCTTGATAGTGTTGTGGGCGTTCAGATCATTGATGATTTGGGGGCTGATGGCGATGATGAAGGTTAAGTTATCCAGACTCATCACAACTCGTTTTCAGAAGTTCTGGAGAGCTGCCAACTCACGTCGGTATCTGAGGCATGTCCTCAAAGGCGGTCGGGGGTCGGCCAAGTCAACTCACATCGCCATGAAATTGATTGTTGATATGATGCGCTATCCAGTGACTACGCTCTGTGTCCGTAAAGTTGGGCGGACGTTGGACGAATCCGTATTTGAGCAATTAAAAGAAGCGATTGAGATCCTTGGGGTAGGTCAATACTGGCGCACTCTTAAATCACCGCTACAACTGATCTACATACCAAGAGGAAACAAGATCATATTCCGAGGCGCCGATGACCCAGCAAAGATCAAATCGATTAAAATGAGTAAATTCCCACTCGCTTTCCTATGGATTGAGGAACTGGCTGAATTTAAAACAGAAGATGAAATCTCGACCATTGAAAACTCCGTGCTTCGCGCCGAGCTGCCTGATGGTCTTTTTTATGCCTTTTATTGTAGCTATAACCCACCAAAACGTAAGCAGAGTTGGGTGAATAAGAAATACGATACTGTAGTCGATATACCGACCAACACATGTGTCCATCACTCCACCTACCTGGAGAATCCACATATCTCAAGGGCATTTATCGAGGAAGCCGAGAGCGTCAGAGCAAAGAACGAGCAAAAGTATGATTGGGAATACCTCGGGAAGGCGATCGGTAGTGGCGTGGTACCCTTTGATAACCTCGTCTTCCGTAGAATTACAGACGATGAGTTAAAGAGCTTTGATAACATTCGGCAGGGCAACGACTGGGGTTACGGTGTGGATCCGGTGGCTTTCGTCCGCTGGCATTACGACAAAACGCGTCGTCGCATCTTTGCTATCGATGAAATATATGGTGTGAAAATATCTAACCGGGAGCTATCCGAGAAGATAAAGGTCAAGGGGTACGATCAATTGATGACGATCGCCGATAGCGCAGAGCCGAAATCAATTGACGAACTAAAGCTCCAGCACCATATTCGTATCAAGGGTGCGAAGAAGGGGCCAGGCAGCGTGGAATACGGAGAGAAGTGGTTGGATGATCTGGAAGAGATAGTTATCGATCCGCAGCGGACACCGAATACAGCGAAAGAGTTTGAGAATATCGACTATCAAACGGACGCTGATGGTAATCCGCGTACAAAGTTAGAGGACAAGGATAATCATACGATCGATGCTACGAGGTACGCGTTTGAAGGGGATATGAAGCAATCAGGTATATCTTTTGATTAGGAAGGCGGTGATGTGAATTGACAGCTGCTATGCAAACCATATCAGACATTATAAAAGCAGGAGCTCCGATGACACTTGAGCAGATCATTAAGCAAGAGATAGATGATTGGCGTCGTTCACCTGAGTTAAAGCTCATGAAGCTTGGACAGCAGTATTATGGAGGGGATCATGAGGTCCTCAAGCGTAGACGAGAGGTCATCGGCGAGGGTGGTCGGAAGGTAGAGGATAAGAACCTTGCAAATCGAAGACTTGTTCATATGTTTATTCGCAAGCTGGTTGATCAGAAGATAGGCTACTTGCTTTCAAAGCAACCTTCTATCCAAACCAATAATGAGGCTTATGCATCGGAGCTGTCGGACATATTTGGAAAAGCGTTTCTAAGGCTGCTAAAGAATATCGGCAAAGATGCCATTAACAACGGTATCGGATGGCTGCATGTTTATTACAATGACACTGGCGAACTGGCATTCAAGCGCATTTCACCGGATGAAGTGATACCGCTGTGGAAGGATTCAGCCCATACGGAGCTAGACGGAGTGATTCGTACCTATGAGCTGGATTACTACGAGGGCATGAACAAGAGAGCAATCACCAAAGTCGAGTATTGGGATAACACCGGTGTTCGGAGGTATACGCTTGATGCAATAGGCTCAGTAGGACTGAAATCGGATGAGGAAGCCGGGGCATTTGGCTCCCACTTTTCAGCCATGGAGGGTGAAGGCAAGGAGACCCCACTGAACTGGGAGCAAGTACCGTTCATACCGTTTAAATATAATGACGACGAGCTGCCGCTTATCAAGGTGTTACAATCACTCGTTGATGATTACGATGAGCAGAGAAGTGATAACAGCAATAACATTGCAGACTTGCCTAATGGGATATACGTCTTGAAGGATTACGACGGTACGGATCTGGGGGAGTTTCGGCACAACCTGTCTAGATACCGAGCTGTAAAGGTGCAAGGCGATGGAGATGTGAATACACTAACGCTTGATCTTAACCCGGAAGCTTTAAAGCAGCACGTTGAACAGCTGCGTAAAGACATATACGAGTTCGGGCGTGGAGTAGATACGCAGTCTGATAAATTTGGGAGCAGCCCAAGCGGGATCGCATTGAGATTCTTGTATGCAGATTTGGATTTGGATGCAAATGATATTGAAAACGAATTCCAAGCAGGATTAGAACAGCTCCTATGGTTTGTGGACAAACATATTGCAAATACGATCGGCACGGATTATTCCGATGTGTCGGTCGATTTTATTTTTAACCGCGATATGATGATTAATGAAACGGAAGCTGTCAATAACGTGAAGAGCAGTGTCGGTATTATCTCTGATGAAACCCTAATTGCTAATCATCCATTTGTTACCGATCCTGCCGATGAGTTAGCCCGAATGGAGAAACAAAAGGCATTAGAGCCAGCCCCATATAGCGGTTTAAATCCAGATAATTCGCCTAATGGAGCTGGGGGCTAATGAGAACCGATGCATACTGGGCGGGAAGGCTCGAAACGCTAAATGAATCACAACTCAACAAAGGCGAAAAATATATTCAGAGCATGAATACCCAGTACGAAAAGGCCATGTCGTCCATACAGCGGGACATTGATTCTTTTTACGGACGCTTTGCAATCAATAACGGTGTAGACATGGCAACCGCTCGACAGATGCTCAAAGCGGGAGAGCTCAAAGAGTTCAAATGGACCGTCGAGGATTACATTAAACGCGGTAAAGAGAACGCAATTGATCAACGATGGATGAAGGAATTGGAAAACGCCAGTATTCGGGTTCGTATGAGTCGTTTAGAGGCGTTGCAGATACAGATGCAACAGCACGTTGAGGTATTGGCTGCTTCGCGGCAGGCTGGCGCTCAGGGATTGCTAGGCGGCATATACAAAGATAACTACCACCGGTCTATTTTCGAGTTGCAGAAGGGTGCAGGGATTGGCTCATCTTTCGCTAAACTAGATAGTATCCAGTTGGACAAGCTGTTATCAACACCTTGGGCGCCGGATGGAACCAATTTCAGTGGGCGGATATGGGCTGATCGGAAGAAGCTTATCAGCGAGTTAAAGACGGCGTTAACGCAAAATTTAATCCGCGGTGACTCAAAAGATCAAGTCATTTCTGAATTCTCCAAACGAATGGGCGTTTCTCGTTCTGCTGCTGCACGAATCATCATGACAGAATCGGCCTATATATCAGGGCAGTCTCGCCTTGATGCTTATAAGGAGCTAGGGGTTACTGAATATAAGTACATGGCTACCTTGGATTTGCGAACTTCATCTATCTGTAAGAGTATGGACGGTAAAATCATCCCCATTACGGAAGCTCAAGCGGGCGTGAACTATCCACCGCTGCATGCACATTGTCGTTCGACGACGATCCCGCATTTTGAGGATAACGTTCAGGAGCGTGCAGCAAGGGGTGATGACGGAAAGACGTATGGTGTGCCAGGTGATATCACCTACCAGGAGTGGGAGAAAAAGCATTTACCTTCGGAAAAGAATGGGATGCACGGAATTGACGAATTAGTAACTTCTCAATCTATTCAACAACCGCTGAATAATGATATAATAAAATCATCCAGTTTTCGGAAATTTTCTACCGCCGAAGAAACACAAGCGTGGATCGATCAAGTTACACCTGCTTGGATAGGACAATTAACGATCCAAGAGGCAGAAGCGATTAGACGGTATACAGGTAATGATTACTTGGATATTAATAAAAATTTGCGTGCCGGTGGCGGGATGAAGGTTTATGATAATGTTGCCAAAGATATTAGCTCGGCGCTCTCTAAATTTAATTTGCTAGAGAACATAGTTGTATATCGTGGTCTCGAGCGTAATATCTTTAATATGCCTGTTGAGCAGATGCCAGGGTTAATTATTGAGGAAGCAGCATTTGTTAGTACAACCTTGTTATCGGACAGAGCCTTCTCGGGTACAGTAAGGCTTGAACTAAGGGTACCGGCTAAATCAACTGGTGCTGCAGTAGTTCCATTAAGTGAATTCGAAGGAGAATATGAATTTCTTCTGGATAAGAAAACAAAATATCAAATAGTCGAGGCTAGTGAAATGGCAGGAATACTAATTATTATAGCGGAGGTGCTTCCCAAATGACTGAGAATAAGTCAACCTTTAGACCGGACCGCTTTACGGCCACAAAAGAAGATGTGAAAATTATTACTCCTAAAAAAGAAGAGAAGAAATAACAAGCACTCTCACATATGAGGGTGCTTTTTGTTTGGGCTCTGGCTGAGACTGCCGGGGCCTATTTGCTCGTTTGCCGGAGCATCACGGCTGCCCAAGGCGGGGTTGCGCCATAAAAACCAATGGGAGTGTGCAGCAATGGATCTGAAAGAGTTGCTAGGCGAAGATATGTATAACCAGCTGATGGCTAAACTGGGCGATAAACATAAGGTTGCGATTGTCTCCGACGGCAATTGGATTCCGAAGGATAAGTTCAATGAAGCAAACACGGCTAAGAAACAAGTCGAGGATACATTAAAGGAACGTGACAAGCAGCTGGAGGAAATAAAAAAGTCATCCGGTGACAGTGCGGCCTTACAGGAACAGATTACGAAGCTACAGGCCGAAAATAAAACGGCTTCTGAAAAGTATGCTTCTGACATGAAGGAGCTGCAATTGAACTCAGCTCTCAAGATGGTTCTTACTTCTGAAGCGCACGATCCAACAATCGTTGCTAGTCTCTTGGACAAATCAAAAATTGAATTGGATGACAGCGGAGCCGTTAAAGGCGGGCTGGATGATCAAATCAAAAGCCTGCGCGAAAGCAAGGCTTTTTTGTTTGTCAATAAACAAGATACCAAGCCGAGATTTAAAGGTACAAATCCACTAGACGGTAAAGATCAAAGCGGCGGCGGTGGAGAAAGTAGCGCAGCTGCAGATTTTGCTAAAGCAGCAAACGAGAGCGGTAAAGCTCCAGCTTCCGCAAACAATCCATGGGGTTAACGAAAGGGGAACATAATCATGCCATACGTAAAAGATTTCGGTAAACGAGTAGATGTTAACTTTCTAGCAAGTGCTAAGGTTACGGCCTTCACTTATCAAGTGAGTGATGTGGGTGTAGCAGCTAACGCACAGGGGCGTAAAATCGTTCCAGCAGGCTCTGTATATCCGGCTAATGATGCAACAGCAACCGGCATTCTCTATACGGATACGGACGTAACAGAAGGACCTCAACCGGGTTCAGTCATTGTAGATGCTTGGATCTTAGAAGCTCGTTTACCTGTCGCACCAGCTGCAGCAGCGAAAACGGCTATGAAGGCCATCAAATTTAAAACAGGGGTTTAAGAGAGGGGATAGTCAATCATGCCAAATGTACTCGAATTGTTTAGTCAACCAGAAGTATTGAACTACCTGCAAAACCGACAGTTCCCACCGTTGTTAGGTGAAACTTTGTTTCCTGAAGTGAAACGCGATTCATTGGAATTTGAACAAATCAAAGGGGCACGTCGTGTGCCTGTCATTGCAAGCGTTCATGCATTTGATACAGAAGCTGAGATCGGCAGCCGCGAGGCTACCAAGCAGGCGTTAGAGCTTGCTTTGATTAAACGGAAGATGCAAATGAAGGAGAAAGACATTATTGCACTTGAGAATCCGCGCACACCGGCAGAACAGCAATATCTGATGCGAGAAGTGTACAACGATATTGATGTTCTCACAGCAAGCGTGCGTGCTCGGGTAGAGGCCATGCGTATGGAAGCTGCTGCTAACGGTACTGTGACGCTTTCAGAGAATAACCTCAGCGCAGTCATTAACTACCAAGTGCCGAATGAACATAAGCAAGTGCTCTCGGGTACGGACCTGTGGACGAATCCGGATAGTGACCCAATCACACAAATGCTGGGTTGGTATTCGACGCTGGGTACGAAACCTAAACGTGTCCTAACTTCCGGCACTGTACTTGCAACGTTGCTACGTCATCCAAAAGTAGTTGGAGCGTTGTTTGGCAATAACGCTGCAAGAATTGCAACTCGTCTTGACCTGAATGCATTGCTCGGTCAACTGGAGCTCCCGACAATTGCCGTATACGATGATGTTTATCGGAAGCAGAATGCAAACGGAACTTACTCACAAGTTCGTTATTTCCCGCAGAACAAGTTTGTTATGTTACCAGACGGACCGCTTGGAGAAACCATTTATGGTCCTACAGCTGAGGAAATTCGTCTTGCGCGTGATCCGCAAATCGATATCACTAAAGTCGGTAATGTCCTAGCGATGGTCTATGAAGGTGGAAAAGATCCAGTAAGCACATGGACGAAGGCTGTTGCTACGGCGCTGCCAAGCTTCCCAGCTGCAGATGAAGTATTCCAAGCGCAGGTTATCTAAGGAGGTCATTCTATGATCGTTGCACCACATACCATACCAGTCCGGCATAACAGCCGGCTGTATGGGCCCGACGAAGAGTTTGAAATTGATCGTGCGGGTTATGAACGCATTGCAAACCATCTTGACGTTATCGATGATAGTGATGCAAAGTCGTTTGATAAGATGACAGCTCCGGAATTGAAGGAATACGCAGTAAAGATTTCGCTTGATCTCGGGGAGGCTACAACCAAACCAGACATTCTTGCCAAAATTAAAGCGGCAGTCGGTGAAGGTAATGACGATTAATAAGGATGATATCCTTGCCTTGGTCAAAATGAGGCTTCAATTAGATCCGCTGGGAGCAACACACGATCAACTCATCAATATGTACATGGATGAGATTGAACAGCGAATCCTTTCTTATATTAACCATTCGTCGATACCCGATAGACTGAGATTTACTTGGGCTGCTATGGTAGCAGGAGCATTGGCTGCTGAGCAATCAGCGGCTCTCTTTCCCACGATTGAGTCATCAGGAACCTTTGAGATTTCAATAGGTGATACATCCATAAAACCTGTTAAAGCTGTTTCAGCGCCACTAACCCCAAGTATCGTTGTTGTCAATTCTGTTCTATTTGATTATCGGGCAGAGTTGAACGCTTTTCGAAAACTGAGGTGGTAACATGATCGATTACACGAAGTACCGTGCAGCGCTAGAACGGATATATGAGGATCGGGTTACGATCAGCCGTCATGTTCCTTTTGTTAAGCCGAATAAGCAAACTGTACTTCAATTGCAAGCGATTTACATGGATCAACCTTGTCGCCTATCGCAAACTGGACTAGGTAAGAACAGTCAGTCACCTGCTCAGAACGCCATCCAGTATGAATCGAAGCTGTTCCTTGCGCCCGAATTGGAGTTGAAGCAGGGGGACGAAATTGAGGTCACCCGCGGACGAGTCACGGTTGAGGGATGGATTCTGTTACCCGGGCAGCCTCGAACCTTTACGGCAGGCGAACCGTTCCTTTATCCTACGCATCAAGAAGTGAGTTTGCAGCGGAAGGAAAAAGCTTAATGGCTGGATGGGGTACGTTTGAGTTTGGCGAGTGGGTTGGGCTCAAGGATTCTCTAAAGGCAATGAAACTGGAGTTCGCACACTTCGAGGAAGAATGTATACGTGAGATTGCCGGACGGCTGCTTGCGAAGGTAATCGCCAGAACGCCGGTGGATACTGGCGAACTACGTCATGGGTGGACGATCGGACAGATTGCGCGAACTGCAAACGGGTACGAGGTTGAGATCATTAACCCAGTTGAACATGCGATGTATGTCGAGTACGGTCATCGAACCCGTGATCATACCGGATGGGTCAATGGGCGTTTTATGCTGACATACTCCATTCAGGAAATGGAAAGAGAGCTTCCGGATATTATAGAGCGTAAGCTGCAGCAATTTATTGATAGACATATGGGGTGATGAGATGAGCGTAACCGTAATCGGTGTACGTGATGCGGTGATAGGAACGCTTGCTGGCGCATATCCAGCCATGACGATATACGGGGAAGAGATTAAACAGGGACTCATTGAGCCTTGTTTTTTTGTTTTGGACTTCCCTGTATCCCATTCTCGTATTATGGGGCGTCGATATAAGCGCGTACATGCCTTTGACGTTCATTACTTCCCATCTACCGATCAACCAAACGAAGAGGCTCATACAGTCGCTGAGCGCCTTTATGAAGTGCTAGAGTACATTCCGAATGGTTCTGAACAGATGCGTGGAACTGGGATGCATCATGAGATTATCGACGGCGTATTGCACTTTTTCTTCGGCATTGATCTATATATTATCAAGCAAATTACTCCGCTGCCTTCAATGGGTAAGTTGGGGATGGAGGTTAGAGGTAAATGAAAAAAGGTGAACAAGAACCACTACCGGAAACGGTGCAAAACCCGGTGTATGCCAAGCAGCAGATTTTAGAATCTAAGCAGTTTACGCCACTGGAGAAAGACGTATTGTCGGCATTGTTAGCTGACAACGAGCGATACACGATAGACAAGGCCAAACAGATGATCGAAGAATTTGCGAAAGGGGAGGCGAATTAAATGGCAGGAGGAACTTGGGTAGCGCAAAACAAGGTACGTCCAGGCGTCTATATCAACTCCGTAAGCGATGGAGGGACTCTTGGGTCATTAGGAGATCGGGGAATTACCTCAATGGCGCTTACGTTATCATGGGGGGCGTCAAAGGAAATTGTTGCAATCCATGCTGGTGACGATGTGAGTCAGGCGTTGGGCTATGATATTACAGCTACGGAACTACTGCTAGTCCGTGAGGCGCTGAAGCGTGCGAAGACATTACTATTATATCGGCTCAATACTGGTACGAAAGCAACCAAAACAATTGGAACTCTCACGGCAACGGCTAAGTTCGGCGGTCTCAGGGGTAATGACTTGACCATTGTCGTACAGACCAATGTTGAAGACAGCGCCAAGTTCGATGTTATCACAATGCTAGGCGCGAACAAGGTGGATACACAGATTGGCGCTACTATAGCCGACCTGAAAACCAACGCTTGGGTAACATGGTCAGGAACCGGAGCACTAACAACATCGGCGGGGGCTGCATTAACGGGCGGAGCCAATGGAACAACAACTAACGTTGATCATACGGACTTCTTGGCGGCGCTCGAACTGCAAGACTTCCAAACGGTCGCGCTACCTTCGACGGACAACACATTGAAAGCTGTGTACGCTGCCTTTACCCGCCGTCTGCGGGATGGCGAAGGGAAGAAAATTCAGGCTGTGCTTGAGAACTACCCAACAGCGGACCATGAGGGCGTAATTAGCGTTAAAAACGGTGTCATACTCTCTGATGGTGTAACACTCACTGCAGCTCAGGCGACAGCATGGGTAGCTGCTGCAACCGCTGCCGCATCAATTGCCGAATCTCTGACTTTTAGGGCTTACGACGATGCCAAGGATGCCGCACCGCGGTATACGAATTCACAGACTATCTCGGCGCTACAGGCTGGCGAATTGCTCTTCACCGCTACAGGTGGGAAGGCGGTCGTTGAACAAGACATCAACAGCCTGACGAGCTTTACGGTAGATAAGGGAAAGCAATTCCACAAAAACCGAATCATTCGAGTGCTGGATGGAATCGGCAACGACTTCAAACGGATCTTTGAATCCTACTACCTCGGGAAAATTAACAACAACAACGATGGTCGCAATTTGTTGAAGTCAGAAATGATCTCTTATCTTGACACGCTACAGGCAGCTAACGCGATCCAGAACTTTGATTCGCAGGCAGATGTCAGTGTCGTGGCCGGCACCGATTCGGATAGCGTTTATGTCGAGCTGAATGTACAGCCAGTGGATGCAGTCGAGAAAATATATATGAAAGTGAAGGTGAAGTAAGATGTCTTACCTGAATGCAAGCGACACAATTAACGGACAAGAAGGTCGTGCATACGCCACAATTAAAGGCCAGGTCGAGGAAATGTTCTACATCAAAAAGTTGGAAGCTTCGATTGAAAAGAAAAAATCAGAGGTCAAAACGCTTGGGAAGCGCGGCACTCAGCATAAAGCAGCTGGCTGGTCGGGCAGCGGAAGCATGACCATTTACTACGTTACCACTAAATTTAGAGAATTAATGATTGAATATGTACGGAATGGGATTGATACGTACTTTGATATTCAGATTGTTAATGATGATCCAAACTCTAGTATAGGTATGCAGACCATCGCCATCAAAGGTGTCAATCTAAACAAGGTGATCATTGCAAAACTTGATACAGGAAGTGAATCGCTTGATGAGGATATCGATTTCACCTTTGAGGACGCTGAAATCATGAATTCTTTTGGACAACCGACACTAGGTCAATAAAAATATCAGGAGGCTAACTAACCATGAAAACAAACGACTTAAGCGCATTTTTTGCACAGAACGCAACAGCAGAGGAAACAGAAGATTTCACTGTCTCGGATCGCTTCAAGACAGCTGACGGAAAACCTATCTCTTGGAAACTGCGGAGCATCTCTGCTTCGGAAGACGAGGAATGCCGAAGGGCTGCAACTAAAGTAATCAAAGGCAAGAGAGGTCAATCCACAAAAGAAATAAGTACGGATGAGTACTTGGCCAAGATGGCTGTCGCTTGCGTGGTGCATCCGAATTTGAAAGATGCAGAGTTGCAATCATCATACGGTATCATGGGCGCAGAGAACTTGCTTCGTAAGATGTTACGCGCTGGTGAGTATGCCACGCTGATCGAGAAAGTCCAAGAAATCAACGGGTATGATAAGGATATGAATGAGCTCGTTGAAGAGGTAAAAAACTAATTGAGGAGGGCGATAGTGAGGCTAACTTTGCTTACTACGCCCTCCACGAACTTAAAATCTTGCCTCATGATCTCATGCGAATGGATCGATTTGAACAAGCTGCTATTTATGCTATGATCAGTATTCGTGTCGAGAAAGAGAGAAAAAAGTAAAAAAAGTAAGTTTATTCCCACAAAATGCATACTCTGGTATAATGACTAATGTTAAATACGTAAAACATTGGAGGTATTTTGTTGTATAAAATATCAGGAATTAGAATGAGGAAATCTATCAAATTTTCATTTATGTTATGCCTTATTATTACTACATTTATGATTTCCGCATGTAGTGTCGATGTTAACACAACAGCAACGAAAAACGAAAAAGCTAGCGAAGTAAAGTTGATAGCTGATGCAACAAAATATTACAGAATTACAGGAAAAGAGCTAATTTCATTCTTAGGAAATCCAGAATCAAAAGAGCCGTGGGATTTCGCCAGCCCTAATGGTAAAAAGTATAAGGCGATCACTTATACGTATGATGGAGGTAACCAGGAGTTTCTTTCCATTGATGGTAAGATTGTTAGGTTTACTTATTACGGGAATGGGATGAAATACAAGAATGACAACGATTTATATAAATCGTTCGGGTTTGTACCTAAAGAGGACATGAAAATCGTTATTAAATCCGATAACGCATTAAAGGTCCATTCTGTTACTGAAAAAATACCGGAGTTTTGGGCTGTAATATTAGATAATGAAATAGACACTGTAAAAATCACATATGATTTGAGATACTTTTAACGCCCATAACGGGCGTTTTATTTTTGCCTGAAACGAGGTGGTAAATAGGTGGCCACAGTCAGCGCAAGTCTAAAAATGTTTGATCAATTCAGCCAGACTTTAGATAGGGCCAATCAGAGACTAGAACAGGTTCTTGGGATCGCTGAACGCGTGAAAAGAGAGTTGCAGGATCGAATATCGATTGAGGTTGATATGTCCGGTGCGGTTGCTCATATCGAACAGGTAAGGCAGCAACTCACTACTATGGGGCATTCAGTAGCAATACAGGTAATAATTGATGCGGATGGGATTACGCAAGAAATAAACCGTATCCAGCAACAGATCAGAAGCGGTGTAGCCTCGGCGGCAATAGAGGTTACAATCAACTCTACTGCTGCTATCCAAGAGGCTGCTACTGTCCGTACACAGATCGAACAACAATTAGGGACGATCAGCGCAGAAATCCATTTGCAAGTGCCCAATGCTTCCCAGTTACATTCTCAACTCAGAACACTTCTACAAGGTATTGGAGGTGCAGCTGTTAACATTCAAGTGCACTTAGACACTGCCCATGCATTGGCTGAAGTACGCACGCTGAATAGCCGTATTATTGCTGAGATTGGAACTATAAGGGCCCAGATCCAAATTCAATTACCAGCATCTTTAACGATGATGTTCACGAATCTTCAACGCTTAGTTTTAAGGCTTTTGGTGGCTGTTAGACAACTCAGTGCGGTAAGTGGTAATACCCAGCAACTACAGGCCGCTTTACAACGTATAGCCGCTCTGGAAGCACGAATAAATCAGTTGCAGGAACAACTTAATGGCCGACTTAGGGAAGGCGGAAATGCATCTAGCGGAATGGCGACTGGCCTTAAAGGTATTGTTGCTGCCTACGTATCGATTGCAACCATTCATAAGGCGATTGATTTTGTTAACTGGGCTGATGGTATCGCTAGTACAAATGCTCGTCTTGGTATGATGAATGATGGTACACAGACGCAGCTTGAGCTGCAACAAAAGGTTATGGCTGTAGCAAACGATACTCGTCAGGCCTATCAAGAGACAGCGAAGATGGTCGCTCAACTCGGATCGTCCACACAGGGTGTATTTAAAAGTAATAGTGATGTCCTCGCTTTCACTTCTAGGTTCAATAAGTTGCTTGCTACAGGAGGGGCTACTGCAGAAGAGAGCAAAAGTTCGATCTTACAAATGTCACAAGCACTCTCCAGTGGAGTTCTACAAGGTGACGAACTCCGTTCATTGAGTGAAAACGCCCCTATGCTTATGAAGGTGTTAGCGGACGGACTCGGCGTATCGCGGGGGTCCTTGAAGAAACTAGGCGCAGATGGAAAACTAACGTCTGATGCTGTTGTGCAGGCCTTCGCCAAACAGGACAAGTATATTAACACGATATTTGAAAAGATGCCTGTTACATTCGGTCAGGCAATGACGGCTGCCAAGAATAAAGCAGTTGGTTGGATCTCGATACTAAATGGGGCAAACGGACCTATCCAGAAGTTAACCAAATCTATTATGGGCTTGATTAATTGGATGGACACCAAGGAAGGTCAAGGAATGTTTAACGGACTGACAGCAGGAATAAGAATCGCATCCGATTCTATAGCATGGTTTATTGATTTTCTCACTAAACACATGGACATTGTAAAAAATGTATTGTTTGCCGTCGGTGTTGTGGTTCTTGGACTTGCAGTTTATTGGCTTATTATGTGGGCCTCAGCGGCATGGCCGGTGTTTGCTGTTATAGGAGCTATCGCTTTACTTATATCATTACTAAATTACTTCGGTGTCTCTACCCAGACTATAGTCGGCTTCGTTGGAGGTGTGTTTTCTGCCTTTTTCGCTTATCTTTGGAACAGTGTTGCTACTGTTTGGAATCTCATTTTAATGTTCGCTGAGTTCTTTATTAATGTCTTTATTGATCCGGTTTACGCAGTAAAGAAACTATTTTATGATCTTGCACAACTCTTCATGGGGAATTTGTACAACATGTTACGGAGTGCAGAAGATTTTGCTGGGAACTTTATGAAAGTAGTGCTAGAGGGGATAAATGGGGTTGTTAAAGGGCTGAACTGGATGATCGAGGCAATGAACAATCTTCCAGGAGTAGATATCCCAACAGCTAAACTTTTTGACACGGACAATGTTCATGCAATGAGCGATGGCATCAAGAAAATGATGGATAGCATGGAGGCTCCGACTTCCGATAAAGGTGTTGTCGATCTGTCCAAATACAAAATGAAACCGAAGAATTTGTCCGATGCCTTTGATGTGGGAAACAAATACGGAAAAGATCTCTTCACCAAAGCTGTAAATGCTGGAGACTCCATAAAGAAAAAGGGTGATGCCTGGTCAGGCAACATTAATAAGGTGAATGAAGTCGGTAAGATCGGTGGCAAGGTAGATATATCAAGCGAGGATATTAAGCAAATGCGGGAGCTTGCCGAAATGAAAAACATTCAGAATTTCGTTACGCTTACGCCTCAGATCACTTTTGGAGATACGCATGTTCGAAATGAAAGCGACATGGGGACAATTATCTCTAAGATAAAAGATCATTTGGAGGGTGAAATTGTTGCTTCCGCAGAAGGAGTGTATGGTGGCTGATGGATGCATATGAGATTGAATTGAGCTATAACAGCCACGCGGAGTTTTTTTCACTTCCAGTCTTGCCGGAGACAATTAATGTAAAGGAAGATGGCAATGGAAAGACGTACACGGTGGCTGGCATCGGAGAAATTAATGTAATCAAGGATCCGAGTTTAAAGGAAATTAGCTTTGAATCGATCTTTCCAGCGCATAACTATCCGTTCATTCAGGAGGGTGTTGCTTTTCGTCCTCCTGGATCGTACGTCCAGCGAATTGAACATTGGAAGGCAACAAAACATCCAATCAGGTTTATTTTTATTGGTGGTTTCGAAATCAATATCCCCGTTAGTATCGAGTCCTTTGAATGGTCGGAGATTGCGGGAAGCGGAGGAGATATTGAATTTAAACTCTCGCTAAAGGAATATGTCTTTTATGGGGCAAAGAAGATTAAAGTAGTCAAAAAGAAGAGCGGAACGACAACCAAGCAGGATACTCCATCTCGTCCAAACGAGAAACAGACACCCAAGACGTATACGATGGTAGCAGGAGACACGCTGTCAAAAGTGGCTAAGAAGCTACTGGGAGACGATAGTCGATGGAGAGAGATTCAAAAGCTCAACGGCCTGAGTGATGCGGATCTTAAGAAGCTACCTATAGGCAAGGTATTAAAGCTGCCCAATAAATAAGGGAGAGGATAGACTTGGATAAATACCATACCCTTGAAATGTTTCTCGATAATAAGAATGGTGATGTATGGAACATATCGAATATTGCTTCCGATATTGAATGGCAGACAAGTCGTATCGGTAAGGCTGGCAGCTTGAGTTTTACGATTGTGACGGGAGGTCTTTACCAGGATAAGAAATTCACCATTAATAACGGAGACATCGTTAGGGTGCGGAAGGGTGGCACCAATGTCTTTTATGGCTATGTATTTGAGATCGGCAGCGGGATGGATGAGGGCTTTAAGATAAAAGCCTATGATCAGATACGTTATCTAATGGGTAATGATACTTATGTATTTACTGGTAAGACCGCAACGGAGATCGTTAAAAAAATCGCTGACGATACGGGCCTGAAAACAGGGAATTTGGTTGATACGAAATATAAGATCCCGTCGATGATTGAGGACGGTAAGAAATTACTGGACACAGTTTGTAAGGCGCTCGATATGACGCTGATCAATGGCTATGGAAATTTCTTCTTGTACGACGATTTCGGATTGTTGGCGTTGATGAATATCAAGAAGACGCTGCCAGACTTTTATATCGGGGATAAGAGTTTATTGTTCGACTATGACTTTACGCAATCCATCGACAGTGAAACGTATAACCGAGTCAAAATCGTTCAGGATAACAAGAAGAAAGCTAACCGGGATGTGTACGTTGCTCAGGATAGTGTAAATATCGCGAAGTGGGGTAGGCTGCAGTTGTACCAGTCAGTTGATGAAAAGCTCAATGCCGCCCAAATCAAACAGATGTTGGATACTTTGATCCAATTGAAGAATAGGCAGTCGGAAAAGTTGAAAATAGATGCAATCGGTGATATTCGGGTTCGAGCTGGTAGTTATGTCCATATCGCCATTAAACGGCTTGGGATAAATCAACCGATGCTTGTAGACGAATGCAGCCATAAATTCGATGGAGCAGATCATACCATGTCATTAGAATTGAAGGTGATTTAATGTCACTTCTTGGTGTTATTAAGAAGGCTGGCCTTGGGGCGGTCGAAGCTGGTCAACCTATTACCGTCCAAACTGGTAGTGTAACAAAAGCAGATCCGCTTGAGGTAACCGTCGATCAACGGTTCACACTCACAGCGGATTTTTTGATTGTGCCAGAAAGCCTGATGGAGTATAAGATCGATGTTAAGCACGCGCACAGTTACAGCGAAGGCGTGACCGGAGATGCGCTCAAGGACAAACTTCTGATTCGGCGCGGCCTTGGACAAGGAGACAAACTAATCTTGCTTCGGGTGCAGGGCGGACAACAATATTTAATTTTGGATCGGGTGATATGACATGATTCCAACAGGTAGCACCATTGGTACGGATATGCTCGAGGATTCACAAGAGACAAGTCGGACGTATTGGCTGGATTTGATCGACAAACGTATAGTCGGCAGTATAGATGGCTTGGAAGCGACAAAGCAGGCCGTGTTTAAAATTTTGCAGTCAGAACGTTTCGAACACTACATCTACAGTTTCAATTACGGTTCGGAAATGACGGACCTGATGGGGCTGTCATCGTCTGTAATTAAATCAGAGTTGGCTAGGCGTATTCGGGAGGCATTACTGACGGATGATCGCATAACCGATGTTACTGACATGAAAATTGAGGTTAGTGGGGACAGTGCGCTTGCCACATTTACGGTCGTGTCTGACTTTGGAAGCTTTACTTCGGGGGTAACCAACCATGTATGAGTCTCAAACGTTTAGTGCGATTCTGCAAAGAATGCTGGACAGTGTGCCAAGTGATGTGGATAAACGAGAGGGAAGTATTATTTACGATGCTCTTGCACCGGCTGCTCAAATGCTAGCCGAGACTTACATTGAAATGGCTATTAATAATAATCTCTCTCATGCTCAGACTTCCAGTGGAGCGGAGCTGCGAAAGCGCGGTGAGGATTTCGGCATCACAGCCAAGCTGGCAACTGCAGCGGTTAGGGAAGGATCATTCAAAGACGCTTCAAATGCTTCATTTGACGTTCCAATTGGAAGCCGTTTTTCAGCTGGTGAACTCACCTTTGTCGTTTCGGAGAAGATAGCGATTGGTACTTTTAAGCTGGTGTGTGAGACGTCCGGAGAAGTCGGGAATCTTCCGAGCGGCGCGATGCTCCCGATTGAATATATTTCAGGATTAGCAACAGCCACTCTATTGGGCTTGCTACTTCCCGGTACGAACGACGAGACAGATGATGATTACAGGAAACGTTTCTTAGAGCAAGTACGCACGCCGCCTACAAGCGGCAACAGGGCTGCTTATCGAACATGGGCACTTGAGGTACCGGGAGTGGGCGATGCCTACGTGATCCCGACTTGGAATGGCCCCAACACAGTCAAGGTATTTGTCCTTGGAGTCGATAGACAGCCAGCTACACCAAGCGTTGTAAAAGCCGTAAAGGACTACATTGATCCAGCTATCGGGCTCGGTGAAGGGATGGGTGAAGGAGTGGCACCTGCTGGTGCTTTGACAACTGTTGTAGCCGCGCCTGGAGTCCAAGTTAACGTGACAGCTACTGTTGTCTTAAGTGGTTCTCAGACGCTCGCTCAGGTAAAGATGGATTTTGAGAGAGCGTTGACATTACATCTAGCAGGCATCGCTTATAGCGAGGATCGGAACGTCAAATACGCTCGTATAGGCACGCTGCTGCTTGATACAACCGGAGTGGCTGATTACGCAGGGCTTGAGGTAAACGGCGGAACAGGCAATGTGACAGTATCCGAGGGATCGGTAGCCGTCAAAGGGACGGTGATAATCCATGAATGATTATCCGGTAACCTCTGCTGCGGGGCAGGACATGCTTAGTGATCTGCCATCTTATTACGAACCCATATTGGAAATTCGAATCATCGTCCAATCAGAGGGTGCTGAATTTGATAAGCTGCAGGCCGATCTCGCCGCGCAATTGAATCAGCGGTTTGTCGGAACGGCTACTTGGGATTTAGTGAACTGGGAGGAAGAACTAGGCATCATCCCGTTGGCTGGTCAGCCAATCGATCAGCGCCGTTCCGTCATCCAATCAAAGATGCGCGGAATCGGCAAGTTTACCGGATCACTGCTCAAGCGTATAGCGGAGGCTTACAATAACGGAGAAGTCGATCTTTCATTCGATGCTGGAAAAGGTATGTTCACGGTAACATTTGTGAGTACATTGGGTATTCCACCAAATATGGATGATATAAAAAATGCTATTCGGGCAGTCATGCCATCGCATTTGATCGTGAAGTTTGTTTTCAGGTACGCCACATTCGGCATGCTGCAAGGTTATGGAAAATCATTTGGAAATATTGAAACAGTTGGAATAACATTTGGTGCTATAGAAACATGGGGAGGTTAATCCATTGCAGACATTGCCAAGCGGCATAAAGAAAGTTGAAGCATCAGACAATGCGACTGTTGTGAATTTTAACATAAACGCGGATTTACTAGATGAAAAGATTACGAAGCTCGACGGCGTTGCGGCGGGAGCTGGTGGTGCTGGATCCGCAACGGATTCTGTAATTGGCAATCGCGCAATCGATGATTCAATTGTAGCTGCAGCAGGTGCCGATTCGCCTACGCGCCTATGGTCGAAGTTGGCCTATATAATCAAAGGGATTACAGGTTCAGCCAACTGGTGGACGCTACCATCCATGACGATCAATGTCATAGTCGCGTCGCTTGGACTCAAAGCCCCACTAGCTTCACCTACATTTACTGGGACCGCATCTGCTCCGTATTTCAAAGCAACAGGTGATACTACCCGTAATCTAGCCGCGGCTGGTTGGGCCGATTTGTCAGCTAATAGTGGTGGGCAGGCCTTGCTTGCTAATAATGCTTACACTGACGGGAATAACAGTTGGAAATATTCAAATACTCACGCTTCACTTGGCGCCCGCGGTATACGTCTATCGGTTAGCGGAGGAATTGAGTGCTTTGACATGGGGGCAGTTGCAACTACAGCGGATGCAGCTTTCACCCCAACATGGGTAAAGATGGCTACACTATTATCACCAGCTTTCACTGGCACTCCAACAGCGCCGACGTTTTCCTCTACCATAGCGACCGGGACACCGCCGTTGTCTGTGGAGTCCACGACGACGGTACCGAAACTAGGGGCGGACACAGTGGACGGCTGGCACATTTTTTACGACATTACGCAATTAGGATTGACAGCCGGGACGGAAACAATAGAAGACATTTGTCTCGCAATGCCGATGATGTCGATGCTCGTTTACACGAAAAAAGCATCGAACACTTCAACCGCCTATCCTATAACCGACGGCATTCTAGTAATCAAAAAATCCGGCGTGTCAAACGTAGCAGACTTGAAATTCTCGTTCTACAATGGCGGCGGCAACGTTCAGCAATGGAGCGGTTACTATAATTGGAACGGAAGCCCTCCATTTTCGGGTTGGGTCAAGGAGTACAACGGAAGTACAACCGGCATAGACGTTGACACGGTGGACGGATTCCATATGAATCAAGACGTGAGAACAACGGCAAGCCCTACATTTTCGGGCATAACGTTACCGTCCGCGTCGCTTGCGGTGGCGTCTATCGGTAATCACAACCCATTTGTGGGCAGCATGCCGACATTTAATGTGCCCGTTAATTATCCAACGCTTATGGGTAATGTCGCATGGCAGTTGAGCAAAATTATTGGCGGTACTGATTGGACAACACAACCGGCGGTTTCATTAGCGAATAAAGCAAATAACGCGTCGCCTTCATTCACAGGCACGGCCAACTTTGCCGGACAGATCAACTCCACGGTTGCAACAGGTACGGCCCCGCTACAAGTGGCGTCTACGACAGTGGTGACAAACCTTAACGCCGATATGGTGGATGGGTTTCACGCCGACAAGGTGGCCACGGCAAACACACTTGTTGCGCGAGATTCGGCGGGCGGAATAAACGGGGTTGTACTAAACTCATACGCACCGCAGGGTGTAGCCCCGCTTTGGGTCACGTCAACAACCCAAGTCGCCAACCTAAACGCGGACATGGTTAACGGACACCACGTAACAACATCGTCCACCGCGCCGTCGGGTGGGGTTGACGGGGATATATGGATTCAGTATTAAGGAGGGATGGACGATGGGAGACCTTAAAGTTAAGGATGCGGGTTTATGGAAGTCTATTAAAGGCGTTTCGGTTAAAGTAGGCGGGGCATGGTCATCTTCTAAGAGTGTATGGGTGAAGGTTTCCGGTACTTGGGTTGAAGCTTGGAGATTATCGACGTTAGGGGTAATTTGGACTTCGCGAGCAAGTGCGGTGGATAACAATTGGTATTGTGTTTGCTACGGAAATGGATTGTTTGTAGCTACATCAATTACCGGAACAGGAAATCGTGTTATGACTTCTCCTGATGGTATTACATGGACATCTAGGACTACAACGAATAGCGGATGGTATTCCGTCTGCTACGGAAACAATACGTTTGTAGCGGTGGCACAGGATGCCGCAAGCACTTCTGTTATGACATCTCCTAACGGCATTACGTGGACGGTCGGAACAACAGCGGCGAGCAGGAATTGGTATGGAGTTTGCTTTGGAAATGGGTTGTTTGTAGCAGTAGCTAATGGTGGCGCTATGACCTCTACTGACGGGATTACATGGACTTCTAGGACCATCCCGAGTGGCGGATTTAATAGCGTTTGCTACGGAAATGGGTTGTTTGTGGCGGTAGCTAATAGTGGCACCAACCGTGTTATGACTTCCCCTGATGGTATTACATGGACGCCCAGAACAAGTTCAACCAACGATTGGCTGGCTGTATGTTACGGAAATGGATTATTTGTAGCGGTAGCGGGCAATGGGAGTGTCGTGACATCTCCTGACGGTATTACGTGGACGTCCAGTACACCTGCGGTGAGTAACAATTGGAGTGGTGTTTGCTACGGAAATGGTTTGTTTGTAGCTACATCAATTACCGGAACAGGAAATCGTGTTATGACTTCCCCTGATGGTATTACATGGACGCCCAGAACAAGTGCCACCGATAATCAATGGCGTTCTGTCTGCTACGCAAACGGCAAATTTGTAGTGGTAGCTAGTAGTGGTACAGGAGACCGTGTTATGACATCGCAATAAGAATAAGAGTATTGGGGAGGAGTGGCTACTAAACGTAGTGACTTCTTTTTCGTTAGAGGGATTCCGCGCTACCGATTTTACTCACAGATATGTTCGAGGTTCCGCATAAGCGGGGCTTTTACTTTTGATATTTTAAATACAGAATGAGCCTGGCTAAATGCTGGGCTCTTATTTGTGAATAGGAGGGGTTAGTATTGGGAGATTTTTTAAGAAATCCTATGAGTGTATCACGATATACCCGTGACAATGGAACGGTTGTTAACTTTGCAAATGCCATGAATGAAGATGGCAGTTTAAACGTGAAATTAAAGGACGGATCTAACGGAGGAAGTCCGGCAGAAGTAAATGTAACCACGATGAGCAAAGGTACGGTTACATCTGTCATTAGTGATAAATCAGCCAGCTTCGAATCAACAGAGTTTGAGGCAATCGGCTACAATGCACTTGACTTGAATATCACCATCACAGGCACAGCAGTATTTGCAGTCAAGATTAAAGGCGCTCAGTTGTCTGGTGGCATCTATACAGATAGGTATGATGTGGGCCTATTCAATGCATCGAGAGGGCTCACTATTCCCCAAGTATCTGATTACTATAAAATCGAGATCGTGCTTAAATCCGGCACAGGTAAATGCTTTGTTGATGTCCAGCCATGCAATGTCTACGGTAGCTTACAACGACCATCATATAAAGAATACATTATGGCGATCAACGAGACATTGGCAGCTAATGCGGAATCAGCGATATTTACTGTGTACAATACGGACTGGGTAAGGGGTATTAAACTGCTGGTGAAAAGTCCAATAGTTGGTTATCAGCCGAGCTATCGTGATATGGCTTCTAACGGTGATATTAGTGGAGGGAATAATATTGGCAGCGCACAAACTTTGGCTAATTTCTGGCGTTCCTCTTCCCTCAATCCGGGGAGCTTCGTTCCACCTGCTTATGGGATGCAGTTCAGTTTAAAAAATACAGATGCTGCATTAACTGGACTCGTACAAGCTCATATCATTTTGATGGGGGCCTAAGGGATGGCGAACTTTGGAATTAAGGCCCTCGTTACCGACAAATCCAGAACAGAAATCCATGCAGGCAAGATCGTTCTTGACGCACCGGCAGGCCGACATGGGTTTCTAAAATCCAAAGGTGATAACTTTGTATTTGAAGACGGAACTCCTTTTCGGATGTGGGGAACGAATCTAGTCTTTAACGGCAATTTGCAGAGTCATGCGGGTTCAGAACAGATGGCTGATAACTTCGCTAAAATCGGATACAACTGCATACGTCTGCATGGATTGGATGCCGCAGCAGCATCGTCATTTGGTGGCGTGCTGGCTAACACTTCAAGCATGATGTTATTTGATACAGCCGCTATGGATAAGCTGGATTATCTTATTTATCAACTTAAGATCCGTGGTATCTATACAAAGCTATGTACCCACAATTTCAATGCCTTTAAAATGTCAGACGTGACAGATCAAGCCAACATGATTAAAAACGGCAAGGTACTGCCGTACTTTGATCCCTTGCTAGAAAATCATTACCGGGAGCTTGTACAAGCGCTGCTGACACACGTTAACCCCTACACGGGACTTGCCTACAAAGACGAGCCATCCATTGCTATTGTGGAGCTCGCCAATGAGGACGGTACGCTTGATGGATATTTGGGCGGTAGTTTTAATGGTACTTACACCGGAAAGCTTGTACAAGGCATATGGGGACCTATGATCAACCAATCATGGCATCAGTGGTTGACGAAAAAGTATGCATCGAATGCAGGTATTGCCGCTGCTTGGAATGCTCGCGCAGCTGGCACGAATATGATTGTTAACCCAAGCTATTCGAACAATTTCTCCGGATGGGCGGCATTTGCCCCTAATAGTGGAGCTACAGCAAATCGCACGCTTGATGGGGCCAAGAATGCGGCGAAGATTTCAATCACGGCACAACCAGCTACACCACAGCCCTATCATATCTTGTTTGCTCAAGTCGGTACGCTGGATCTTAAGGCAGGAGAGCGCTATGAAGTGTCTTTTGACATTGAGGGGAGTGTTGCTGGGAACATCTCATGTGAACTGGTTTACAACACGGCGATAAACGGGAAGTATGGTAATTTCCTTGACTCTGTGGGAACGAATTTCTTTAACAATGTCCCTGTGACGACAACCAAGACAACCAGGAGTGTAGTGTTTAACTGCAAAGAAACGGTTGTCGGAGGAAATATCAAATTTGATTTCGCTCTAGGAAAGTTCGGAATCGGAGATGTATGGATCTCAAACGTGGTCTTTCGCAAGGCGGCGCTTAAAGCGTTGGATGCTGGTGAGGATATAAACTCACTTAACATTGCACGACCTTATTTGTTTGCTCCATTTGATGACTATACGATAGAGCGTCAAGCCGATACAGTCCGGTTCTATTATGAGCTGGAGTATGATTTTGGAGTCCGGATGATGAGCTTTGCAAGAGGCCTAGGGGTGAGGCAATTATTAACCGTCAATAACTGGTCAACAGGTGGCAATGCCAGCACTTGCGCGCAGTCGGCTGCAGACGTGATGGATGCACATATCTATTGGGATCACCCATCAAGCAGCAACATTACCAACTTTACGATGCATAACAAATCACCAGTCGGTGACGCTGCAATATCCATGCCGCATTTGTTGGTATATAACGCGGTTAAGGATAAGCCGTTTATACTGTCCGAGGTAGATAATACATTCCCAGCCAAGTATGAGTATGAGTTCTTCCCAATGCTCGTGCCGTATGCCGCGCTGCATAATGTATCTGGCATATTTAAGTTTGCCTACACTCATTATGATTTAGATACGCTAGCTCAGCAGTATCCGTACAACTTTTTTAACACGAGCAACAATCCATTGATGAAAATCATGAGCATCGTCTACTCCATTGCATTTATAAAAGGGTACATCAGCCAGGCGAATACGGAAGTCGCTCTTGATTATACGCCCGACTACACGATACAAAATCTCAGAAGGTTCTCAGCGAATAAAGACTTTAATCTTTATCCGGCAGGTGGCTCTGATTTCCCTATAGCCTTGCCAGCAACGCACAAGATCCGAAAGAGGTTCAATAAAGGGGTGGTAACAGATCCCTCAACAGTCCTTCCAGATGAATTGCCTGCTCTTGCTATTCAAACGGCTTATACGAGCGACACGGGTGAGATCACATGGGACAGAACGGCATCGACTACAGCTTATATCAAAGTGGATGCTGCTAAGTTTCAGTCATTGACAGGCCGGATAGCGGGCAGATCCCTTGCAACAAGCAACATGTCAATTAATGTGGATGTTGATTCTGCGGTATCACTGCTGTCAATGGATGATAGTCCACTTCAGACCTCTAAGAAGATGCTACTCACGTTATTGACTGAGCAGAAGAACACAGGGCAAGTGAAAAACGACTCGACCGGAAATATGACCAATTGGGGAGCGTATCCGGTGATGTTTAACAAGGTCAGCGGAGTAATTACGATCACGCTTGCTGACGCCTCCAAATATGCGGTCTATGTTCTGGATGTTGAGGGCAAGCGATCAACAAAAGCAAAAACAACTAAGACGGCAACGACGATCACTATTGATACGTCCTTGTATTACACACCTTGGTTTCTAATTGTTCAAAATTAAAGATGATTGCTCGATGGGCTCCGCTTTTGCGGAGTCTATTTATATTTGATAGGGGGATGGATATGAATCATTTTAAGGAAATGGGCTTTAACATATTAACGGCATCGGTAGGAACAAATGGAAAAGAAGCAGCTTGGGGCGGAATTGTTGCATCACTGGGTGTTATTATTACCGATTGGCTCGGCGGATGGGACCAGGCACTTCGAGTGGTCCTTGTTCTAATGTTAGCTGATTATCTAACGGGTGTTCTTGGAGCTATTAAAAATAAAAAAGTGAACAGTGACATCATGTTCTGGGGTGGTATTCGAAAGATAACAGTCCTCTTTGTAATTGGTTTAGCCTCCATGCTCGACGAGTGGATTCAACCAGGAGCTCCAATCTTCCGAACAGCGGCTATCTATTTCTATGGTGGTCGCGAGGGGCTATCCGTTGTTGAAAACTTAGGGTCGATTGGTGTACCTCTTCCAAAGATGATAAGGGAGTTTTTAGTTCAATTGAGTGAGAAAGACGAAACAACCAAAGAGAAGGATGTGGTATAAATGCAAACTAAAAGTCAGGGTAATGTGAAAGTAATCGACGTATCTCATCATCAAGGTTCTATCGCTTGGCCCAAGGTTAAGGCTGACGGTGTTGCAGGTGCGTTTATTAAGGCTACGGAAGGGAAAACGGGTATTGATTCCAAGTTCTCTTCAAACGCGACAGGAGCCGTTCTCGCGGGTCTGAAAGTGGGATATTACCACTATGCTCGTCCGGAGAATAACACAGCCGAGGAAGAAGCAGCTAACTTTGCCAAGACGGTCAAAGGCTTCACGGCAGACTTTCCTCATGTGCTTGACGTAGAAGGGGAAGCGCAGCTTCTAGGAGTCGCTAAACTGACTGCTTGGTGTGCAACATGGTTGAGGGAAGTCGAACGCCTTACAGGGCATTCAGTGATGATTTATACCGGTGCAAGCTTTGCCAGATCATACTTAGGTAAGGACTTAAATAAGTGGCCACTTTGGATTGCTCATTACGGAGCTGCTAAGCCAATGGATAACAGCACCTGGGGTGTATGGTCCGTGTTTCAGTATGCAGACAACGGCAAGGTAAATGGAATCACCGGCAGCGTAGATATGAACGTGATGGAAAAGGCGTTCTATGATAAATGTACGGTTAAGCTTCCAATTCCTGAGCCAACACTTACCGATAGTATTAAAGTCATTGTTAATGATAAGTTGGTTGCATATGGACGCGCAATTGAAGGTCATGTCTATTTACCGATCCGTAAGCTAGGCGAGGCGCTAGGGTATTCAGTAGAATGGAACGCGAGGGACGCAAAGCCGTACATTGATGGCAAGGCCATTCAAGCGTTTCAACTGATTGAAGGTGTGACATACATCGGAGTTCGGGCTGCAGCTGAGTTGCTTGGTGGCGAGGTATCTTGGAACGGAGGAGTAAAAAAAGTGTTTTTCTACAAATAGATTATATGCGGGAAGATTCTTTGAATTTAGTTTTGTGAACTAATCTCTGAACCATACGATATGGTATTGCATTTCCGAGGAAAATGAGAGATTATTACATTACGTGATTTAGACGTAGTGGCGCGGGCTACCAAGCCCGTGTCTTTTTATGACAAGGAGGAAGTTAAGTTGCCGAGAATGTTTAATTTTATTTATAGTGAAAGTGTTCAAACTGAGATTACACCCACGGGTCAAAAACCTATTATAATCGGGCCAATGATGAATTTTAAACCTGCTTTCATTCCTGGTAACTTCTCATTTGCGGTTACTTTTTCAATCAGCGGAGTTACTTTTAATCAGGATCACAAAATACAATATTTATTTTTTGCTCCGGGTGAGAATCAACCTCTAATTGATTCAGGCGAAATTTTAGTTAATGTTCAAATCTCATCGGACCAAGAACGTCTTCCTGAGTATGCCAGAGGTATACAAATTAACATGGATTTCCGTAATATCATCTTTAGAAAGGAAGGAGACTATGAATCCGAAATCATGTTTAACGGAGATAGTCTAGGTAGATTCCCAATTCCTGTATACGGAATTGAAGTAATATGAGGCACACAATAGAATTTGTTGGTGAGAATTCTATAAAAATTGTGTTTTCAACATTTGAAACAGAGGACGTTTTTTGTGAATCTGTAGATTCACAGTTAGAAAGAGAGATGACCTCAACATCCACAGTAATAAAATCTTTGTTCGTAGTCGGTGCGTTGATGAGCTCCTTGTTTTCCGCAGGAACTGGTGTTCAAGCTAAGCCGGTAAATCAGAATGGAGTTTCATCGTTTATTGTACCAACCGGTACTAATCCATCTGAGGGAAGATTTTATTCAATTGGAAATAGGAATAGTGTGAATGGAGATTTACGGAGACGAGTTTTGTCTACCGGTGCTGTACAGAATAACACATCTCAATTAAGATCAAGTGAACCTCATACTTTCTTTGAAAATTCTTCTTTTACATATTCATCAATTGAAAAAATGGTTAAGGATCCTACGAGCACTTTAAATCTTTCTGAACAGGTATCTATCCATATTCAGTCCGCATATGTTAGTCTTAAGAAACCCGAATTGAATAATCTAAAGTCAAAAGGTGGCTTTCTTATGTCGGATAGAGCTCCAACATATTTTCAACTATACGCAGAAGAGCTAGCAACATCATTAAAAAACCAACCACTTAAGTTGACATTAAGTGCAATTGGTACTGCTGTTTTAACTTGGTTAGGAGTTCCCTTTGTATCCCTAATAACAGGATTGCTGGTGATTGCAGTATTAGATTTAATACTAGGGCTTATTCCGGGGAATTCGAAACCAGGTACTGAGAGTGACCAAAAAATTCAAGCGAAATTTATATCCTTTACAACGAACTTTCTGGCACTTCTTGCTTTTACTAAAGGCGGAGAATACTTGAAGGAATTTACAGACGGGAATTTCTACGGATTCATTTCTAATAACCTTCACTATTTTGCTGCCGTCTGGATTTTTTCAATCTATTCTTGGAGACTGGTCGGTTATGTTGCTCGTGCAAATAAAACTAAAATTCCAAAGGCAATTAAAAAATTATTTGATAATGATGTAGCCAGTTAGAAACCTTCATATATTCTTATGAAGGTTTTTTTATTATTAACCTTCACATTTAAAGACGCGACCGCGGTTGAATTAGCTTATTTCGCACACGCTTCACGTTTCACTTTCGAAAATAAGACCCCACTGACAAATTCCCAAGCGCTTGGGAATATCAGTGGGGTCTTATTTTATTTGAACAACTTCCCAATAACTTTGAATATGTCAAACGAAGTCCGGTTGTAAACCTTGTTATAGGCTGCCTTCTTGGGGTTTCTTAGGAAACCATATCCGCGAGGCATCTTGAGTCCTAGCCGGTGAACGAGTTGGCGCTTAACACTGGTTCGAGCAGCAATTCGTTTTCTGAGACTTGGAGTGCGAAACCCGAATTTCATAGTTTTAAATTTCCTCTCAAATTTAGATTCCCTTGAATCTATCTTAATTGATCATACCCATTTGACGAAGTCGGTCTTCAATAGTTTTCAATTTTTCTTCTCTCTTTTTTATAACTATTAATTCCTCGTCTTTTCTATATTCCTCAATCACGCTATTCACATAAGTTAATTTCTTCATTTTCGCTTCCGGTAGTTGTTCATTTGTTGGCTTGGGTTTGGAATACGCTTTAATGATTTCAGGATTCTCAGATCCCTTTTTTAGCAGTTTAAAAAGAAGGGTTTGGCTATGCTTACCTATTAGCCTAATTCTATCGATATTATTCCATGAAGTATTCAATACATCCCCAATGCTTGTGTATCCATACCTCATCGTAAAGGGAAACTGACACAGCGTCGTATAGCAGTAAGACAAGTTACAGGTGGGCGCGTTAAAGCGTTTTGCCAGGAAGCAAAGGCGCTGCGGTTATTTTCTATTGAGAATATATTAGCGGTATTACCGATTAAACAATATGCGTAAAGGCGGATGAGCAATGAAGTTGACAGAGAAAAATAAAGAAGTGGGAATAGCGATCCAGAAATTCATGTCCAAACATGGCCAAGCACCGACAGTGCGTGAGATAGGTAAAATGCTAAGAATTAACGTAGGTCCTGTCTATGTTCACCTGACTAGGCTTAAAGAGATGGACATTATTGAGTGGGATCCTGAGCAGTCCAGAACATTTAGGATACTGCAACCTGAACAATTAGTACTTGCGCCACCTATGGAATTCTAATTTTTCTATAAATGGTGAACTCTAACCCTGAACAGGTTAGAGCTTTTTCTTTTGCCCACAAAAGCGCCCACAAAACGCCCACAAACTTTTAAAAAGAAATGAAATGATATGAAAAGGCGATAATGAAAAGTCAGCATTTTAGGCATATATAATGAAGAAAAAAAAGCGTTTGAAAGCCACAAACTTAAACCGTACACAAGTTCACCAATGGGAACGTGATCAGTACTTGACGTTGTTCTAAACGAGGAATCCCATGACGCTTGAGCGTCATGGGATTCTTTTTTGAGTGGGATGAGGATGTCTCTTACTGATCGAGAACGTATGTTCTAAATAATCGCATGGAAAGCCTTCACGCTGCGGTGAAAGCGCAAGTTTAGAAGGATATGAATGATTGCTCGTCCCACCAAAAACCTTTTCTTGCAGGAGGGGTTTTAAGGTGGGCAACTTCTAGCGGAACGCCGCAAATCGCTGATGCTGAATCGAGTGTGTGCTCGAGTAATAATTCATCAGGTATCAGCAATTCGGCTGCAAATTGATTAGCCTCGCGCTCGATGCGATCAACACTTACAAGCGTATGCTGTCGAAGGAAAGGTGTATTTACTTTTGGATGCAGCATGGCGTGTCCAAGCTCATGCGCGCATGTGAATCGCTGTTTTGCATCGTCGAGTCCGTCATTTACATGGATGAAACGACTACGTTTATATGAATTGTAATAGCCATAGATATCCGCTAGGTATTCGTTAATAACAATGATGTTTAGTCTGGATGCAAGGTCAAAGGGATCACTTGTACCGTATTTACGAACAAGCTTTCTGACCGTCTGTTTAATACGCATCCGATACCCCCACGATGTTTATTTTTTATATTTGTTTGGCGTGTACTTTTGTTTTGCAAACTGCTTTGCTAGTTTCATGGAGCTCTCTAGAGAAATACGGAGGGCTTCTTTTGTTTCTTCATTGATTGGCTCACCATGAAAGGCGAGCGCTTCGTTTGAGTCGAGATCAGACATAATACGCTCCAAATCAAGTGCGATATCCCGTTCTTCTTTTTTGGATAAAGCGTTTTGTAAATTGTTATCCATATCATCCAAAATACTTTCATCTGTATTTCCATCAGTATCGTGGTCATTATTTAAAAGTAAGTGATCTGAATGATGGGGCAGACCAAGTAGGATCTCTAATGTTACATCAAATATCTTTGCAAGCTGCAATGCTTTATCGGCACTTAGATTTTTCTTTCCTCGCTCGATATCGTAATAGTACTGTGGAGAGATCCCTAGTTTTGTAGCAACTTCCACTCCGCTCATCTTCCTCATTTTTCTTGTACCTCTAATACGATAGGCTTGCGAATCCAATTTGAACAACTCCTAACGATTAATGTTGATGATAATATATCATCTAATGGCTTAAAAAACAATAATCAATTCACGCCATTCAAGAGCGATTTTAAGCTATAAAGCGCATTTCGGTTAAACTATTAGATTAATGCTTGTTAATGCTTCTATTTTAATCAAATTGATTAAATATGACATTTGTTATAGTTAAACTAATAGATTAATATTTTAACAGGAGGTGACAGTTCAATGAGCTTCTCAAAAATGGTCCAAGGAGCTTTGGCTAACAGAGTAATGATCCCTTCAGAAGTGGCCAGACATAAAGGTTATTCACCACAATATATCCAGTATCTAATTAAAATTGCTCGCACTTCCACTCAAGTCAGTTGGGGCAGCATACTCGTTCATTTATTCGTTCATTTATTCGTTCAGTTTCATCTCACATTTAAATAGGAGGTTTCATCAATGTCTGTTCAAATTCAAATTAACGGAGAAAACGCTGCAGAAGCAGCCAAAGAGCTAATCATCCTTGCTTCTTATTTCACAGGTAGTTTGGCTCCTAATTTTGCTCCTTCATCTGGAGAAGCTGCTTTTAAGGATGATCGGATTCCAACGGTTGAGGAACTTCGGGCGAAAGCTACTGAGATTGTTAAGGCTGGTCATCAAGCTGAGGTTAAGTCACTAATGAATGGTTTTACTGTTAGCGCGATTCCAGAAGATCAAAGAGCTGGTTTCCTAGCTGCGCTTGAGAACTTGGGTGGCTGTCCACGGGGATGAATGCAGTCTGAATGTTGGTACTCAAAACTGATGTTTGAACAACCATTCGATGAACATTTGCTGCAAGTTGAAGTGCACCACGAAAGGAGGAGTGGGCCGCATGCATGAGATCGATCTAGCCATTTCCTTTGGTCAAAACCGCAGTGAAACGAACTGGAAAAATGAATATCTCAGCTGGAGTGAATTGGTCGATCGACTGCGGGTCGTGCGGCGTACTGCAGAGACGATGGCCGAATACGACGAGCTTTCGGTCGCTGATAAAGGTAAAGTCAAGGACGGCCCCGCTTTTGTTGGCGGTCTTGTCCAGGACGGTCGCCGGAAGAAAGAGAATGTCGACTCTCGCAGCCTAATTACATTAGATGCCGACCATGCAGACGAAAATTTCTTGTTTATGGTGGATCTGGTTCTCGGGGGAAACGCACATATCATCTATACCACTCATAGTCATCGAAATGACAAGCCGAAATATCGAATTGTAGCGCCTTCCAATCGGGAGATGTCACCGGACGAATACGCAGCTGCTTCCAGGAAGCTTGCTGCTAATATTGGTATGGATTATATCGACAAGACTACGTTTGATATTCATCGGCTGATGTACCTGCCAAGTTGTTCAGCTGACGCTAAGCCACAATTCATAGAGGTAGAGGGTGATCCGGTCAATATTGAGACTGTCTTAGGAGAATATGAGGATTGGAGAGATCGATCGCAATGGGCACAGCATTCAGGAGAAAAGGTGCAATGGTTTACTGCTGAGAAAATCAACGGGCTGAGTGCAAAGTACGGCGTTAACGGCTCGAAGATGACTGATCCAGTGGAAGAGTACGGCGTTAACGGCTCGAAGATGGCCGATCCAAGAGCAAAGCACGGTGTAATCGGCGCTTTTTGCCGGCAGTACAGCATAAGCGAAGCAATCGCAACCTTTCTATTTGACGAGTATGAGCCGACGACCTACAAGGATAGATACACATTTACGGGTTCTTCTTCTTTTGACGGGCTTGTCGTATACGACAATGATACATTCGCTTATAGCCATCATGAGTCTGACCCAATAAGTGGGATCGGGGTGAATGCATTTGATCTCGTGCGACTGCACAAGTTTAAAGATCTCGATGACAACATTCCAGACAGCATGAATATGACAGAGCTGCCGTCTTACTTGGCCATGATTGATTTTGGAAGGCGAGATCCAGCGGTAATGCGGGAAATGGCTGAGGGAGAAATCAGCGATGACATCATGAATAAGGATTTTGATTGGATGGACAAGCTGCTGCGAAACAAGAAAGATCTCAATATCGTTCTACCCAATGCCTCTAATATAGAGCTGATTTTAACAAATGGTGCGTTTGACGGTGTGCTTGCTTACGATGCATTCAAGAATTCAGAGGTTATTCGTGGATCACTGCCATGGCGGCAGCGTGAGCGGGCTCAGTTGGAATATGAACCATGGCTAGGAGCGGATGATCGTCGTTTGCAGCATTATTTTGCCAAGACCTATAATATTAAGTCTTCGGAAACGATTAAAAATGCACTTACTGAAGTCATCCATCATAACAGCTTTCATCCAGTTAAAGCTTATCTGGAGGAACAGCGATGGGATGGCTGTGCACGATTGGAGATGATTTTTATAGAATACTTAGGTGCAGAAGATACGCCATACGTTAGAGCGGTAACACGAAAGATGTTCGTCGCTGCAATAAAGCGTATCTATGAGCCGGGTTGTAAATTTGACAATATGCTTGTCCTCGTTGGGCCGCAGGGTGCAGGTAAGAGCAGCTTGCTCGCCAAGATGGGAAGGCAATGGTTCTCAGATTCTCTCAAGACATTTGATAGTAAGGAGGCGGGAGAACATCTACAAGGGGCATGGATTATTGAGGTTGGGGAGTTAGCTGCGATGAAGAAAGCCGAGGTAGAGGAGATCAAACAGTTTCTGTCTAAGCAGAGTGATCGTTACCGTGTAGCCTATGATCGTATGGTAACAGACTTCCCGCGTAAGTGTGTGTTCTTTGGGACTACCAATAATAGCAGCTTCCTTCAAGATACAACGGGTAATCGAAGGTTCTGGCCTGTCGTCGTTGATCCGAATAAACGCTGTAAGAATCATTTTAATGAACTCACAGATGAAGGAGTTAGCAAGTTATGGGCCGAGGCATTGCAGCTTTATTTGAGCGGAGAACCGTTAGAGCTAGATGCAGGTGTATATGCAGATGCTCAAAAGGTGCAGGAGAGGCATATGGACAGCGATCCTAGAGAGGGCTTGATCATGGAGTACCTGGAGACGGATCTTCCAGAGAAATGGGATGAGATGGACGAATATGAGCGGCGGGAGTATTTGAAAACACCAACGGGTGTAATCAAAAGAAGCCGAGTCTGTGCTGCGGAGATATGGGTAGAGTGTTTGGGTTCACCACTTAAACTGTTAAAGCCTTGGGAAGCCAAATCGATTTGTGATATTATCCGAAGAATCCCTAGCTGGAGAGAACGTAACCCGGATAAGACACGATTTAAAATATATGGGCAGCAGAAAACTTTTGAGAGGGTGTAACTGTGAATGCGATAAACGATTACAGTTACGGTTACACCTTGAAGGCCAGTATGGTAGGCTGTTCAACTCATCCGTGTCCTGTGTAACTGTTTCTATTATAAATAAAGAAAAAGAACTACTTTACATAGAGTCTACACACAAGCAGCTAATTAATCCCATTAGAGGTCATTATTCTGAACCGCACATGTAACAGATACACAGTTACACATGATCTTGCGAGTCCGTAGAGCTAATCCCACAATAGAAAGGTGAAAATTATATGAATCCTGCTAAACATGAAGCACGTGTAGAAACGAAAGAGGGCCAAGAGATGAACGAACAAGATGTCATTCATCAGCTAACCAGCTACAAACGGATCATTGCGCGAATAAAGCTTCTCGAGAATTATTCCATTGGCAATGGGATAACTGTGAGTCGATTAAATCAAGACGATCACCTCCAAGAGCTTCACCGCAAACTTAAAGGAATGCCTTCCTATATGTATCTGAGTAAGCGAGAACAGCGTTTGGAGACTACGGCTCATGCCTATTTGACGCAATACCCGGCCGGAGTCAAAGCTCAACTGGCAGCTATTCCTCACCATGCCGATGATCAAGAAGATGAGAAGCTGTTACGTGAATTAAGACAGAAGGTTGAGAAGGTTGTAGAAGCTAGAACAGGAGATAAAGATAACTTCAATGCTGTTATTGAACGGATCAGTGAGCTGCAGGATTTAGAGCGAAAAAGGGAATATTATGAATATGCATTTGAGGTGCTGGACGGGTATAAATCGGGCTATGGTAGAATGCTTCAGAAAGAATATGGGGAGGGAGCGAAGCCAGCAGATATTATTCAAGAGTTCGGGTATACATTAACAACCTATTATCGTCATCGGCGTGCTGCGTTAGCTGAATACTGCCTGCTCACTAGAGGACTTGGGATCGATAAGTGATAAATAAATGATAAAAAGACGGTAATAAATTGATAGCAAAAAGGTTAACAAATCCCTGTTTTTATGTGCTATTATGTTAGTATAGCAATAATAAATAAGAGCCGAAAACGCTTAGTAAAGCCGTCCATTGTTGGGCGGCTTTTTGTATGTGCTTTGGGGATTTTCAACGTTTGCATAAGAGCTAAAGAGTTTTAATAAAACATCGTTCGAGCACTCTCAACTTAAGAGAGTGCTTTTTTTTGCGGGCCGCGGCTGAGACTGCCGGGGCCCTTATTAACTCTTTTGACGGAGCATGACGGCTAACTTAGGCGCAGTTATTGCCATGAAGAGGAAGGGAGAGTGTGCGAGCATGAAACTGCATGTAGGGCAGTAAACACTAACCACATGGAAGTATAGGGTGGTGATGAGCATTGGCAAGCACAGTAGATATCAGGAGAGAGCTGCCAGCAATAATGAATCGCAGGCTGCAGCAATTTCTTGACCAGTACATGAGGTGACAAAATGGAAGAGATACGCAGTGCAATCGTGAATAAGCTGTCACTTTCGTTTCCGGATTATCCGGTTTTCGACGAACAAGTGACAGAGGGGTCTCAGGTACCGTACTTTATGGTTGTTGAGACTAGCAATGGACAGAAAAAGGCTGGTAATCGACGTGTGATTCGTTCATCGACCTTTAATGTTCATTTCTTCCCAGGGCTATTAAATCCGAGATCTGAGTGTCGGATCATGAACGAATGGTGTTACGAGCATCTATCTAACATCAGTTTTGAGGGGAACACGTATCAGGGGCGCGATCTTCATGCCGAGATTGTTGATAAGGTGCTGCATTTCTTCATTAACTTTGACGTGCACCTGCTGCTCCCGAGAGAGCCCGTTGTTATTATGGAAAACATTGTACAGGAGGAACATATCAAATGAGCAAAAAGACAAAAGGTGAACAGACGCCTTTATCATTAGAAACGAATGCTGACCTATTCACGAAGGAACAGGTGGTTGGCTCCAAAAGTTATGAGGCTCAGCGGGATGTTTTGACAGCTCTGCTGGATAATAACAAGCTTTATACCCATGATCAAATTACGGAAATGCTGCATGCATTTTTAAATAAGGAGGCGAAGTAAGCGATGGCAGGTGGAACCTTTACAGCACAAAACAAAGTACGTCCAGGTGTTTATATCGATATTATTAGTGAGCCGGCTTCACTAGGAGCAGTTGGAGAACGAGGTATTACTTCTTTGGCCTTATCTCTCCCATGGGGGGTCAGCGGAACGATCATTACGATTCAGGCAGGGGACGATACTAAAGCAGTGCTCGGTTACGATCTGAATGACCCGGAGATGCTGCTTATTCGTGAGGCGCTTAAACGTGCGAAGACACTGCAGCTTTATCGACTTAATACAGGCGTCAAAGCGACAGCAGCGAGTGGGAATTTGACTGCGACGGCTGTCTATGGAGGAATCCGAGGCAACGATATTCGTATCGTCATCCAGACGAATATCGATAACAGTGCGATGTTTGATGTTATTACTTATTTTGCTGGTGATATCGTACAAACCCAGACGGTTGCGAATATCGCAGGACTTGTTAGTAATGCATGGGTTGTATTTAGCGGCACAGGTACACTCGCTGTCACGGCTGGTGTGCCATTGATCGGTGGTGCGAATGGAACGATCACAAATGCCAATTATACTGCTTATTTAGCTTTGCTTGAGTTAATCGACTTTGATACTTTGGCTTACACGGGCACAGATGCTTCCTTAAAGGCAATCTACGCTGCATTTGTTCGTCGTCTACGGGAGAATGAAGGGAAGAAAGTTCAGGTTGTGATGGAGAATTACCCTTCAGCAGACTACGAAGGTGTTATTAGTATTAAGAATGGGGTCAAATTGTTTGATGGAACGGTGCTAACTGCGGCACAAGCAAGTGCTTGGGTAGCTGCAGCCACTGCAGCTGCTGGTGCTAACCAATCTCTTACTTATCAAGCCTATGATGATGCCATTGATGCAGGTACACGCTACACGAATGCTCAAATCGAAGCGGCCCTTACAGCTGGTGAGTTCCTATTCGTGCTGAACAGTGGTAAAGCGGTGATTGAGCAGGACATCAACAGCTTGACTAGCTTTACACCGCAGTATTCGAGGGTTTTTGCGAAAAATCGCGTGATTCGAGTATTTGATGGACTAGCAAATGATATTCAACGTATTTTCCAGCAGTCCTATATCGGTAAGATATCGAACAATGCAAACGGACGCAGTTTACTTCAAGGTGAAATTATTTCTTACCTGCGAAGCATGCAGAATATGAATGCCATTCAGAATTTTGATGCGCAAACGGATGTCATTGTATCTGCTGGCGAACAGTCGGATTCCGTATATGTTGAAGTTTTTGCACAACCGATTGATTCTATTGAGAAAATCTACATGAAAGTGAGGGTCAGCTAATGACATATCTACACGCTAAAGACACCATCTCAGGACAAGAAGGAACGGCTTACGCGATCATTAATGGCTTATCCGAAGAAATGTTCTATATCAAAAAGCTCGAAGCGAAAGTGGAGAAAACAAAAGCCGAAGTGAAGACCCTCGGCCGTCGAGGAACGCAGCATAAGGCAAGCGGTTGGAATGGCAGCGGCACGATGACGATCTATTATGTCACGTCTCGCTTTAGAGAAATGATGCTGAAGTATATTAATGAAGGTAAGGATACTTACTTTGATATTATGGTGACCAATGAAGATAAAAGCTCAACCATTGGTAAGCAAATCGTTCGATTAACAGGAGTTAACCTAGACAGTGTTATTATGGCCTCTCTTGATATTGAGAGTGATGTACTCGAAGAAGAGGTGGCCTTTACCTTCGAGGGTGTTGAGATGGTCAAGAAGGATATGTTTAATGCTCCAACCAGTCTCTAAACGATAATTAGGAGGGAAAAATAAATGAGTGAATTAAGCGCATTTTTTGCACAAAATGTTCAAACGGATGTAATGGAAGAATTCGTAGTCTCCACACGTTTCAAGGGTGCTGATGGTCAGCCGGTGGCATGGAAGCTGCGAACAATGGATGAGGATGAGAACGAGTACTGCCGTAAAGCCGCAACGAAGCATATTAAGAACAAAGGCGGACAGCGGATCCCGGAGACGGATTATAATGAATATATTACAAAGCTGATCGCGACATCCGTTGTTTTCCCCAATCTTAAGGATGCAGAGCTGCAGAAATCCTATGGCATTTTGGGAGAATGCGCTCTACTCAAGAAGATGCTCCTGCCAGGCGAGTACGCGACATTAACGCAAAAAATTCAAGAGATGAACGGTTTCGATCGTGATATGTCGGAGCTTGTTGAAGACGTAAAAAACTAATCAAGGAGGGCGATGGTGAGGCGAATTACGCTTACTACGCTCTCCATGAGCTTCGCATTCTGCCACATGATTTCGTGCAAATGGGCCGTTATGAAAAAGCGGCCATTTACGCCATGATTGATGTCCGAATTGAAGCCGAGAAACAAGCAAAGAAATCAAAAGGAAAATAGAAGCTATCAGTTAAGCGTCCTTTCACAGGGCGCTTTTTTACATGTCTTGAAGGAGGTGGATACATGCCATCAATACAAGCAAGTATGGTGCTGTACGATAATTTCAGCCGAAAGCTGAATGCAGTCAACCGTGCCATTGATCGAACCGTTAAACGAATGGGACGATTGCGTTCAGAGATGAGTAAGGGCTTCACGATTAAAGTGAATGCGTCCTCTCTAGATGGACAAATCTCGTCTTTTCAAAAGGTTTTGGATGGCGTAAGCACTGGAGTGACCATTCGTGCTGAGCTTGACACGGCAAGTGCTGTCAATCAAGTCAATGCACTGCGATCACAAATCATCTCGAAAATAGGGGCGATTCCCGGTCAAATCAATTTAACGCTTTCTCCTACTTTTGAGAATTTGTCTACTTTGATGTTCTCTGCAGTTAATGCGATTAATACGCAAGTGGAGCAATTGCTGCGAACGGTGAGCGGCATTGCGTCGGTTACAAGTGGAGCATCAGCAGCGTCTGTGACGCCAACTGTGCCCATGGCGCAAGCAGCGGGACCAGGTGCTAGTGGTGCAAGTGGTGCTGGTGTAGGAGGAGATTGGGGTGGAATTGCTCAACTTGCAATTGATAGTTCAAAGCCATTAAAGGAATTGGTAGATCAAGCTACTGCTGTTTTTAATATATTTCAACAAATATCAAACTTATTAACGACAAGTGATCTTGCCTATCTTGAACCTGTTCTTTGGGGGATCGTAGGCGCTTATTATGGTTGGCAGCTTGCATCACTAGCGGTAGCTGCAGCTCAAGGTTATGCAATTGTCACGAATGCGATATCTATTATACAAACCGTTATAGGGACATTTGCAACGTTGGGATTATCTCAAGCTTGGAGAATACTGAATGCAGCGATGAACGCTAATGTATTTATGTTGATTATTTCTGTCGTTATTGGTCTTATCGCGATGTTTATTTATCTTTGGAATACGAATGATGCTTTTGCTGGATTCTTTATGCGAGCATGGAATGAACTTTTGAATTTCTTTGATCAAGTACCTGTATTCTTTTGGCAGGTTGTCAGTTGGATAGCCCAAGCCTTCGTTTGGCTTGGGGACAGTGTTGGAAAGATCTATGATTTGATGATTAACGGCATTATTGATGGAGTAAATATGCTACTGGGTGTATTTAATATGCTAACAAACAGCAACTATAAAATTGAAGGGAAATTTAGTTTTAAAGGCATTGCTCAGGATGCGGTTGATTTTGCGAATTCAAAGAAAGAGGATGCAGCGTCAAAGGCAGCAGCAAATGCAGCAAATCGTGAAGCGAGTGTTCAGAATACCTTGCAAAAACGAAAAGATGATAGAGCTTTGAAAGCTGCCCAAAAGGATCAAGCTAAGCAGAATAAACAAGTGCCCGCTTTAACCAAAATGGATCCTACCTATAATGCCAGCTTGAATGATCCGGGTCGAAACTTAAAATCGCAGCCAGCAGCTCCCTTCGCTCAAGGAAATCAAACCCTTGATCGGGTGAACACAGTTGGTAAAATCGACGATACCGTGGAAATTTCCGGTGAGGATTTGAAAATTATACGTGATCTTGCTGAAGTTAAAGCGATTCAGAACTACGTGACGCTGACACCTACTGTACAAGTGACTACGGGTCCTATTTCGAAGCATGTGGATGCAGATGAATTGATCAGGAATATTGTTGCAAGGGTAGATAGTGAGGTTCGGGAGTCGGGAAAGGCGGTGAGTAATGCCTAGTTTATGGAGGCTGAAGCGAGATGAATATAATATCTACCTGTCTTGGAATAACAACGCTGAAGCGATCCGAATTCCAGTAATGCCTGAGAAAATGCAGCTCAAGCGAAAAGGCAATGGAAAAGTCTATGACATCGTTGGCCTTGGACAAATTAATGCCATTCAAGCACGAGACTTGGCAGAAATCAGCTTTGAAAGCTTTTTTCCTAGGGTTGATCAGAGCAACCCGAAATTAATAGATGTAAACCCCAAGTTATTTCCAGTAGCACATTTCGTTGATTCAGGACATTTTCAGAAATTTAAACTGCCTTTCGTAAAGGCTAAAAAGATGACGCCAAGTCAATATATTCATTATCTGACCAAATGGCAGGATTCCAAGTATCCGATCCGATTTATTTACACGAGTCCTGAGATGTCCATTAATCTCCCTGTTAGTATCGAAAGTTTTGATCGCTGGGAGTCTGCTGGATCGGAAGGAGACGTCTACTATCAGATGACGCTTAAGGAGTTTGTGTTTCATGCTGCTCGTAGGATTGACAAGGGTAAAGATACTAACGGGAACGATGTACTTAAGGATAAAGGCAAATCACGCCTTGATGAGCGGGTGCCTCCCAATACGTACACACTTAAGTCCGGAGATAGCTTGATTCTTGTTGCACGCAAGCAGCTTGGCGACTCCGGTCGGTGGAAAGAAATCCAGAAGCTCAATGAGATCAGCGATGCCCAGCTCAAGAAACTACCCATTGGTAAAGTGCTCAAATTACCGAAGAGGAAGTGAACTATGTTTGAAATTATCCTCGACAATAAGAATGGTACGCTGTGGAATATCACGGAGCTGGTGACCAGCGCCACATGGCAAACGAGCAGGCTCGGAAAAGCAGGAAGCTTGGAAATCACTTTCGTCGATGATCTCTATCAGCGGAATCCTGATTTTATCTATGAGGTAGGCAATGTGATACGTGTTCGAAGAGAAAACAAGGGTATCTTCTATGGCTATATATTTGAAGTGAATGAGGAAGCAAGTCGGGAAATTAAGCTGAAGGCATACGATCAAATTCGCTACCTGCTCAATAGTGAATCGTATGTGTTTGTTAATAAAACCGCAACAGAGATTATTAAAACGATTATCAGTGATACCCAGCTTACGCTGGATAGTTCGAATTTTGCAGACACCTTGAAGCCAATTCCCAAAATGTCTGCAGAATCTCAACAAATGCTGGATACAGTCTTCAAAGCACTTTCTGAGACCACGGCTATTTCAAAAAAGATTTATATCTTTTATGACGATTTTGGTCAGCTTAAGCTTACTCCTTTGGAGGATATGAAGCTGGATCTGATACTTGGTGATAATAGCCTCGTAACGAACTTCAGTCGATCTTATTCGATTGACAGTGATACGTATAACTATGTGGTTATGACCCAGAAGAACGAAGAGTCAGGTGCCACCAAGAAGTACATTGCTATGGATTCGGGCACTATTGCAAAGTGGGGAAAACTGCAGCTTAACCGTACTGCCGACGAGAAGCTGAATAAAGCCCAAATCAACGAAATTCTGGATGCAGCATTAGCCCTCAAAAATCGTCCAGTGAGTACATTGAAAATTGAGGTACTAGGCGATATTCAGGTAAGGGCAGGTTCTATGATTCAGGTTGAGATCAAGGAGATCGAGTTGAATGGGATTTTTATTGTGAAGGAATGCCAGCATAAATTCACTGGGGACGAGCATACGATGTCACTCGAGCTGGAGGGGAAACTATGAGCTTAGTCGAATTAATGAAGAAAATTAGTGTTGGAGCCGTGGATGCTTCAAGTCCTGTAGCTGTGTATTTTGGGATCATAAGTGCCATACATCCTTTGGAGGTAGCCGTCAATCAGCGGTTCATTCTTCCGGAGGATTTTTTAGTTGTACCTGAAAATTTATCCGAGTTTAAGTTGAACATTGGTGGTCAGGAAACGGTTATCCGGCGCGGGCTAGAGGTTGGGGATAAAATTGTTATGCTGCGAATTAAAGGCGGAGAGCAGTATGTTATTTTGGATCGGGTGGTGGGGTGATGGTTCTCCCGATAGGCGGAATATCCGCGGCATTACAGGAAGTCGTAAGTGAGCCCAGTCTGACTTATCGGTTGGATCCAACTCTCGGGCGAATCGTCGGTTTAATTGATGGCCTTGAGGCTGTGAAGCAGTCCGTTTACAAAATATTGCAAACGGAACGATTTGTTTACCCCATTTATTCGAGCAATTATGGGTGTGAGCTGATTCGAAATGATAACATTACGATTGAGTTTGAGAGATGGATTACGGATGCATTAACCCAGGATGATCGGATTGAAGGTATATCAGACTTTGAATACACACAGTCGGGCGATACAGCTACGTTATCTTTTTCGGTTGAATCTACTTTTGGCAAATTTAATGTTTCGACAGGAGGTGGGAATACAAATGTATGAGAGTCAAACCTATGAGCTCATTTTACATCGCATGCTGGACCGGGTACCTACAGAAGTAGACAAACGAGAAGGCAGCATTATCTATGATGCACTTGCGCCAGCGGCTCTTGAGTTGTCAATTGCTTATGCTTCGCTGGATATAAATTTAAATCTTGGATCTGGGCAGACAGCCACCGGCAGCTATTTGGATCTACGGACGATGGACTACGGAATTACACGAAGAGAAGCGACAAAGGCTGTTCATGAGGGGATCTTCTTGAATACAGTGGGGAGTTTATTTGATATCCCTATCGGGAGTCGGTTTGCTTCTGGGAGCGTTACATTAATGGTTTCCTCTCGATTATCGTTGGGACATTTTGAGCTGACAGCAGAAATGCCTGGGTCGGAAGCCAACTTAACAACAAATACACTGCTGCCAATCGATTATATTACCAATCTTGGTACTGCGCAGTTGGGCGGATTGCTTGTACCGGGTACGGATATCGAGTCCGATGATAAGTTACGTGAACGTTATTTGCAGACTGTACGCACACCTTCAACGAGTGGGAATAAAGCAGATTACCGGAAATGGGCGCTAGAGGTTAACGGAATTGGGGATGCAGCTGTTCTTCCGCTCTGGAATGGTCCTGGTACGGTCAAAGTCATATTGCTGGATGCAAATAAACTGCCGGCTTCCTCAACATTGGTGGATGATGTTCAAGCCTATATCGCGCCTACGAATGCAGGAGAGGGGAAGGCACCTATCGGGGCAACGGTTAATGTTGTGTCTGCAGTTGGCATTTCTATCAACGTAACGGCAGCTCTAATCATGGACGGTACGAGAACTGCTGGAGAGATTATCAATGATTTCAAAGCCTCCCTTACCGCTTATTTGAAAAGCATAGCCTATGCCATCGACCCCTCTGTTAAGTATGTACGTGTCGGTTCCTTGCTGCTAGATACAGATGGTGTGAAAGATTATTCCGGATTGCTCGTTAATGGCGGGAGCAGTAACGTGACGGTAGCTTCTGGCTCTGTGGCTGTTCTTGGGAAGGTGAGCTTAAGCTAATGGGTGATTACACATTAACGTCTTTGAAGGGTCAGGATATGCTGGAGGCGCTGCCTTCTTATTACCAGACGGTAAGAGAGAGCCGATTGCTTGCACAAACAGAAGGTCTTGAGCTAGACGATTTGACAACCAAGATTGACGGCGTACTGGATCAGGCTTTTATTGAGACAGCCACATGGGGCTTAACTCGGTGGGAAACCGAATTTGGGATCACTCCACCAGCGGGACAGCCTATCGAGCAGCGTCGATCAGTGGTTCGCTCTCGTATACGGGGTACGGGAACTGTGACCGAGGATCTGATCAAGCGTGTGGCTGAGTCTTATCTCAACGGAGAGGTAGCGGTAACTCAGCATACGAACCTTTATACCGTAACGGTGACTTTTATGAGTGAGCTCGGTATTCCGCCGAACATTGATGATATTAAACAAGCTGTACGCAGTATCCTTCCCGCACATTTGGATGTGGAATATGCTTTTTCCTATGTTTCCTTTGGCATGTTGGAAGGTTACGGTAAATCGTTTGGAAATATTGAAGCAGCCGGATTAACATTCGGCGATTTAGAAGTATGGGGAGGTTAATGGATGCAGACTCTACCTAGTGGAATAAAGAAAGTTGAAGCTTCAGATAACGCGACAGTCGCGAATTTTAATGTGAATGTGGATTTGCTAGATGCAAAGATTGCGGAGTTAAATACGCACGAAACGGCAACTACTGGGATACACGGTGCAACGTCAGCAGGCACTGCCAATAAGTTGATGATTCGTGATGCTAACGGGCGTGCAAAGGTAGCCGCGCCGAGTTCAGCTGATGACATCGCTCGTAAGGATACGGTAGATGCTTTACTCATATCTCCGGTATTTACTGGTATGCCAACCGTCCCGACAGCAGCTGCAGATACCAATACAACACAAGTGGCATCAACGGCTTTTGTAATCGGCCAAGGTTCCAACACATTACCGGCAATGGACGGAGCGGTCACTATTGGAACGTCCGCACGCTTTGCTAAAGCGGATCATGTCCATCCAGCAGATACTTCAAAAGCCCCACTAGCATCACCTATATTTACTGGAATTGCAACTGCGCCGTATTTCAAAGCGACTGGTGATACTACCCGAAATCTAGTCGCAGCTACTTGGGCTGATTTGTCGGCGAATACTGGAGGTCAAGCATTATTAGCTAATAATGCTTACACTGATGGAAACAACAGTTGGAAGTATTCCAATACTCACGCATCGCTTGGCGCTCGAGGTATACGTCTATCAGTTAGTGGAGGAATTGAGAGTTTTGATACGGGGGCAGTCGCAACTACTGCAGATGCGGCTTTTACTCCTACATGGGTAAAGATGGCTTCACTACTATCACCAGCTTTTACAGGTACACCAACCGTCCCGACAGCAGCGGCAGATACTAATACGGCACAAGCGGCATCGACTGCTTTTGTAATAGGCCAAAATTATATGAAGAAGTCTGACGCTATTCCTGCAGGATCTATGAATTCAGATATATCCAATATCATGACGCTACTCAACGAAGTAGATACACGAGGTGTATTTGTAACTCGCGTTGACGGTTCGATAACAAAGATCGAAGAAAAGGACGGCTCAACCGTCGTCAGAACCACGGTACTTAATAGGGTTAACGGGTTGCTCTCTACTATAGTTCAAACGGTAGGCGGTAAGGTTATAACCTATACAATCGTAAGAGACAGCAGTAACTTAATTAAAAATCTTGCAAAATCAGTAGTCTAGGAGGTTATATTGTGGCTGACATGGTTTCTTTGGCTTTAATGGATGATATCCTGCGACAAACGACAGTTGTAGAAAAGTCTTACCCTCTATGGGGAGGTATGCCGCTTACTAAGGGCAATGTATCACGCGTACTGTCAGATGGCAAGGCTGCCGACCTTCCTGTCGGAGTATTCGGATCAAGGAAGGTATCTGCGCCATCAGGGCTTACATTGGCTTCTCAATCTTCCTTTGTACTTATGAGTTCTCTGCCGGTAAACTCTACTCAAGCAATCGTTGTTTATTATGACGGTACATCTGTATACGCTTGTGTAGTAACAGAAATCAATTACGTGGTTAGTTATGGAACCGCTGTTGTAATAGCAACCACTGCATCAGGTCAAAATCCTCTGAACGGTTTTATTGATGGTAACATAGTATCGCTGGGCGGCGGTAAGTTTTTAACTTGGTATACATCCTCAGGTAACACAATGGGAGTAGTGTTAACCGTTTCAGGTTCTGCAGTGTCTGTAGGCTCTGTGTACAGTTTGGCTACCGGAGTTACTACTATGTTCTTCTCTATAGGTGTGCTGACGGTTGGATCTAAATACGTTGCTATGTACAGCGACGGATCAACCGTAAAAGCTGTTGTATTAACAATAACAGGTACTACGATTGCGCTAGGCTCTGTTGCTACTCTTGTTACGGCTGCTGTGTACGGGTCATATATGAGCGGGTGCGGATTGAGTGCAACACTAGGGGTTGTAACGTATTCTACAGCTTCTGCAACATTCATTATAGCCTTCTCGGTATCAGGAACGACGATAACCGCAGGTACGGCGCTGAACGCGACATCGTCAGCCAATAATAACTCGCTTAGGATATTCCCTCTGTCCGCCACGACTTGCGTAGTATTCTATGGAGGCTCTAGCAACTATGCAGGAGGTTTCACTTGTTCTATAAGCGGGACAGTTGTTACTAAACTTGCAGGATTAACGCTTATGTCTCCAGGGAGCCAGGTAAACTATTTGTGGGTTATGCCTATAGACGGAATTGGAGCGTTTGCTGTGTTTACCAACTCTTCGAGCAGTTCGTACTTATAAGTATGCGTAGTAAACTGCTCGACAGATGGCACTACTGCAATCCAGTCCGCCTTATCGAATATATTCGGTTCTTCGTCACCATCGTCTAATATGTATTCAAGTAACTTTACAGCTACTTCTGACATCGTTAACAAACGCGTCACTTTTGCTTACGCGGGCACATTGAATTCTGGACTTAGTATTGTAAAGACAGGCAGCGTTAGTTGGCTCGGCGGAATTAATTTCAACCTAGTCGATAGCGGCACAGTTCAAAATCTACCGATCAGCGCAACAATTAATATAACCCCAGCAAGCTCGGTTTTCCTATCGGCAGACAAGGTTTTGTGCTTATTCTTAGGAACAATAGGAGGGGTTGCACAAAGCGCGGTAGTACTGCTAACGCCTGAAACTGCTCTGAGTTACGCCGGAGCCGCTTATGATATGGCGGTAGGGATAGCCACTGGAGATGCTAAGGTAGCCCTAAAAGGTATTGTAACAATAGCTGCCGGAGGGCTTATGGCGGGGGCACAGTATTACTACGACTCCAATGGCGTTATCACCCTAGTAGCTACAGGTAACACATCTCTAGGCAAAGCGGTATCAACAACAGAAATAGTCTTGAAAGACTATATATTCTAATTAATGAGGAGTTGTTAACAAAGTACATTGCGGGTGTAGTTGTATTAATAGGAGAGCAAGCAGAAGAGGTTGAGTGAGGTATCTACGTAGGCGACTGCCTATACTCAGAACCTAACTTAACTATCCACGACGTATCCAATATAGAGGGTATATAACCCCTCAAATTCTGCTACAAACCATAGCAAGGATTCTCTCAAAATCTTAACTACCTTCCATCTGATTCAGACAAAGTAGTAAGTCTGAGAAAAGAGCTCGAAGCTGTTCAAGAAGCCGTTATTGCTATAATGGATCTCTTGATGTAGCTAACAAGCTAATGAAGGGAGGTGATACAATGTACGCATTCATTCTTAGCATGTGGGTGGCAAAAAAGATCATAGAAGGAAAAGTAAGAAGCTATTCACCTAAATTCATTTCACCAGAAGAAGCTGATTTGGTTCTAGCAACGCCGCAACTATAAGATAACCTGCTGAGCTGATTAATAGTTTCATATTCGACACGGTAGACTTCGCATAGGCGGGGCTATTTTTAATTTCTGCAGGTTTAATACGAAGATTCTTATATACAGAATGAAGCCTCGCCTAGTGCGAGGCTTTTCCTTTTGGAGAGGGGGGATCAAGTGGCTGAGATGCAGATATTGAATGATATTGCTGTGAAAGTAGGGAAGCTCGAAGCGCTCCAAGAGACAAATGCTAAAGCCATTAGTGATTTGACTTCGAGCGTCAATAGACTTGTAGATCGGTTGGGGCAATCAGATGACCTTGCTCGAGAAGCAGATCAACGAGCGCGATCTGCTCATCATCGACTTGATAAGATAGATAAAATCATTTTCTGGTGTGGATCAACTGTAATCGGTGGAATTATTGTAACCATTGTTGCTTATGGCATGAAGGGCGGATTTACTACGCCTTAAGAAGAGAGGATGATAGTTCATGGAATGGAATGTGATTTCGCAATTGCTCGATCCAAAGTTAGCAATTGTTCTAGCAGTTTGTTGGGTGCTTGGATTTATCTTGAAACAAACTCCAAAGGTACCGAATTGGAGCATTGTTTATATTGTCACAGTCTTCGCTATAGTCTTTGCTGTGTGGATTATGGGAATTAGTGCCTTATCATTCTTGCAAGGCTTCTTATGCGGAGCTGTGAGCGTGTACGGCTATCAGATGGTAAAGCAAGCTAAAGAAGGAGCTGAAAAGAATGCAAACTAAAAGCCCTAGTAATTTGAAGGTTATCGACGTATCCCACCATCAAGGCTCTATCAACTGGCCCAAGGTTAAGTCAGACGGCGTTGATGGTGCCTTTATCAAGGCGACAGAAGGGAAAACGGGTATTGATTCCAAGTTCTCATCCAACGCTACAGGAGCCATCCTAGCGGGGCTGAAAGTAGGGTATTACCACTATGCACATCCAGAGAATAACCCTGCTGAGGTTGAAGCAGCTAACTTTGTAAACAAGGCTAATGGCTTCGCAGCCGACTTTCCGCATGTACTGGATGTTGAAGGGAAAGCGGACAGTCTAGGAGCCGTGAAGTTGACAGCTTGGTGTGTAGCGTGGTTGAAGGAAGTGGAACGCCTTACAGGGCATTCTGTGATGATTTATACGGGGGCGAGCTTCGCTAGATCATACTTAGGCAAGGAATTGAGCAAGTGGCCTCTTTGGATTGCTCATTACGGAGCAGCTAAGCCAATGGAAAATAACATATGGTCTGAATGGTCCGTGTTTCAATATGCGGACAATGTTAAGGTAAGTGGAATCACTGGTAGTGTCGATATGAACGTGATGGAGAAAGCTTTTTACGATAAGCACACCATTAAGCTACCGGCTCCAGAACCAACGCCAACAGAAAACATTAAAGTCATCGTTGACGACAAGCTGACTGCCTACGGACGTATAATCAAAGGACACGTATATCTGCCGATTTGCAAACTAGGTGAGGAGTTAGGGTATGTGGTTGACTGGAATGCTAGAGCCGCAACGCCCTACATTAACGGCAAGCCAATAACGTTTTACGAAGCTATCGATGGCTTGACCTATATTGGTGTACGTGCTGTAGCCGAATTGCTTGGCGGTACTGTATCATGGAACGTAGAAGAGAAGAAGGTATTTTTCTATAAGTAATACAATACCCCACTGGTTTATTATGCTGGCGGGGTATTATATTGTTTGTCATGGAAATTAGCGTCCAATCATAATTTTAAATGAGGTGATAAAAATGAACTTAAATCAAAACGGAGCATTTATTTTTATTTCTGAATCCCCAAACGGTAAATATGTTATGCTGATTCCAGTTGGAGATAAAGAAGAACAAATTGTAATACCCAAACATTCGTTTGATAAAGATTACGAACTTGTAACAAATAACACTTACAGAAAAAAGCCGCTAAGCGGTTAGCGGCTTTTTAGTAGGGAGAGCAAAGCTTTGAATTGTGTACCAAAGCGTTTCGAGTTCCTCATTCCATAAGCCTTCTGATTTTAAAATATCAATCACTTCTACGAATAACTGATTATTAATAATTTCTGTCGCAACTGTACCTGCGTATGCTTCGGGAGCAGTACCTTCCTCCATTATATTTGAGGCAGACTGAACAATTTGGTTTCTCCTACGTGTTGTTTTTTCATCGTTGTAGGTTCTACATTTTTTTACTAGAGATTCTATTTCTTTGTGAACAGCTTGTGAGACTTCAAACCTTGGAAAGACAACTTTTCTCGAGTCATTGAGTTGTAATAATTCGATTGTTTCTTCCCCTACAGAGGTCAAACCAATAAACCTGTAACTATTTAAAGCTAAATGTTCTCTTGGATCCATAAGTGCTGGATTAACAATAGGATGAACCAGAGTATCATGATTTGACTTTTTACCATTACATCTTTTGCAACTAGGTAAAAGATTATCCCATACTACTACTAGGTCAGGGTTACTAGATTTATCTTGGAAATGTTCGACTTCCATATACTTAGATTCAATGTTCAGCTTACACTCGCAGTATGCACATTTTGAATGAGAACTCTCTAAAAGTGCACGCTCAATATATGTTTGCTTCCAAACAGGTTTTCCTGTTAATTTAAATTCTTCAGTTAGTCTCGAAATTACTTCATCTGTAAGTTCAGTCGGTTTTGGTAGTTTTTTAATTTTTATCAT